CCCTCATAATTCACGTTTTTTATAGTTACCTCTCTCCATGTAATCAAATCTTTAAAGAGTGGGTGTGATTTTAATTTTCTAAGTCCGGCCGCTTTTTTTGGACAATATATTTCACCTTTAGCTATTCTCTGGCCTATTTCTTTTGAGAAAGATAAAAGACCAACTAATACCACAATTATTAAAATTTGATATGAAGACAAACCTAGTAATTGGTTTATAAACTCTGTATCTATAAAATCGTTCATATTGGTATTTACTAATAATCTGTTATAATACCTAGACCATTATTATTACCAGCTTGCCAGTCAGAGCATCTTCTTCGTCTAATTGCTTTCCAGTAGAGACCGTTAGGACCATCAACTCGTTTGTATGTATGCTGACTCATCCAGTCATAGTTATAATATCTTTTGTTTTTATCTTTTTTAGTTATACCTTCTTTATAAGAGTAAACTTTGGCTCTGAAGGCATATCTAACATACAACATTGTTCCTCGGATGTCACCACTTAATGTAGGTGCAACTTCAAGGGCTTTATCTAAAATAAAACCATAACTAAGAAAATAATCCCTTTCATTATTTGTACCTACATGCCAAGCTTTTCTGTTTCTGAAGTTACTATCCTGAAAACCATTAGCAGGACCAAAAGTCATTGATAAGTCTATCATCCTACTTCTTGATAAATTATTACCAACAAAAGTTCCATAAACACCAGGTGTTAGAAATCTATTATCTACACCAACTTTTAGAGAGCCGTCTGCTTCATAAACATCATCGTTACTAGCTGACAAAGCAAATACGTCTACAGGCTTAATACCTTTATTAAAAATACCTGTATTTTGAACTTCTTGTCTATTTGCTACTTTTAAATTAAATAATTTTTCTTTTGATGTTTTTGTAGGGTCTTTTAAAATGTTTACTTTAGCTTCAATAAACTGATCATTTAAAATCATGTTATTGAAATACTTATTCATATTCAAATCCTGATTGAACTCATCTGCATTTATATTGTTTGTTTTATAAGGTAAAGACATATTAAACTCTCCAAACTCCTCCATATATGTATGCGTATCTGCTTCCTATATATCTAGGTTGAAATCTCTCAAACACAAAGTACGATCTAATTATATCACTAACAGTATTCCCATTAGCTCCTTGTTTTGATCTTGATCTATGAACAACAGTTACCTGAAAACCATCACCTAATTTTGGATTTCCTATTTCATCCATAGCACTATTTATCGAGCTTGAATTTGTAATTCTACCAACATGAACAACATCAATAGTCATTTCTTTATGTATACTAATTCCATCATCGGAAAAATTTCTAGCCATAACATCAGGTGTTAAGTATCTTCTATGATGATGGTCATACACAGTTGTACTGTAGGCACTTAAAGACTCTTCTTCCGTTCCTGCTAATCTAGGAACCATACCAGGAGATATGGCCGCATTTTCTCCTAGGTCTGTACCGGATGGTTGTACTTTTTCATATACACTAGTATTCAACTCAACTTTTAGTGATGTTGCACGAGTTACATTATATTCAAGTATATCATTTAAATAATTATCATTTTCAATAAGTCTAGATATACATCTATTTTTATTTAGTTTCTCGTTATATTCATTCATGAATATATTAACATCTTCTTTTTCTCTATATGGTAATGCCATTTTCTATATTCTCCTATCCTAAAGAGTCCGGAAAAATTCTAGGTCGTGATGCGTCACCGGCTACGGAACTTCTAATAAACTGCCAGTTTGTAGTGCCGGATCCTTTTCTATAAAGGTATCTTGCTAATTTAGGAGGTTCCCTATCAGTTACACTAATAATTCCTGCATTTCCGTAAAAATCAATTCGACCTTGATAGTCACCATTTCTATTGTTAGGTCTAGTTCCATCAAATTGAGTATAAAATAAAACAACTATATATGTATTAGCTGGTGGTACAAAAGTTTTAGTTACAAAATTTCTGGCATCAGACGCAATAGTCTCTGGAGAAGGATACTTAGGATATATTTGAGTACCTTTTACTACTGGTCTACTAGCGTAAGGATTTAAGGAATCTTGTCTACATGTAGTTAAATCTATTTCAATAAAACTTTCTCTAAAACCCTCCACAAAGGATCTATGTGCGGATAATGTTACAAACTTATTATCAGCTCCCGTACCGTCAAGTTTTATATCAGCTATCGGTGCCGACAAAGTTAAATACTGATTTATACCCCAAACAGTTCCTGACCCCTGAATTGTGGATAGCGTGTGATTATAACTTCTATCGTACAAATGTTTAATAGCAGAAACAGGTGTAAATCTTATTTGCTGAGCCGTTATGGCCGTTGTCTTTACCTCATTTTCTAAATATTGGTCATTTGACAATAGCCTATTAAAAATACGATTGATGGTTGTGGCTTGTTTAAACTCACCTTCATGTATGTTAATGTCTACTGTTTTTGTATATGGTAATGACATCTATTTATTCTCCCGTAAATTCTATACCTAGAAGCTGTGTATGTACTGGTGTTATCTTATCGATTATATTTCTAACAACATTTGTAACACTTTTCTTAATATTTTGTTTTTCAACTTCACCTAATGTTTCATCTCTGTTAAGTCTTGAGTTATTTATCCTAACGGAGAATAGATTTGATTTATGTATTGGTATTGTTTGATACCTATAAAAACCATCCACTCTTTCAGCTAGATCATATAGAGATGCGTTATTTCCTGCATCACCAACTCCTCCATTACCCGATAAACAAGTAATATTCACATTTTCAATTACAACATCACCCAAGCCAGACGCTGGTGTTGAAACGCCTCGACTAGTAAGTTGTATTATTATGGCGGAAGGTGCATTTGTTCCTACTTTATTAAAATTAAATCGTTTTGTTCCTGGTTCTCGTATAGTTCCTATTGGTGCTATCCCACAAGATAAGCTGACAGTGCCACTAGCAAAGTCGGATGTTGTTATAGATACATCATAGAATCCAGAAGGTGATATGAAAGCATCGTTTTGTGATATTCTAGTGTATCCAGTTCCGTTGTTATACATTCTAACACCACCGGTAGGCTCTTTTATTTTCATATTATCGGACCAGAATGTATCCATCTCTTCTTTGTTGCCATTTATATCTTCTTCTCTAACTAACAAACCATCTCTTGCGTTTGCTGATAGTGTGTTAGTTATTTTTTCAGTATAAGGATTTTCAAACTTATATCCCACTAAAGCACCACTTGGTATATGGTTAAGCTTAACAATACCTTCTGTTTCACCATCTGTTAAAGAACGATTCCATTCATAATATCTTGAGAATGTTAAAGATGATCTACCTTGCATATAAGGTGTTATTGAAGATGCACCAACTCCTGGATTAAAAGTGTTTATATTTATGTCGGTGTCATTTTTAGATTCCGTTTTAAAACCACTTATACTGTTTGTCATTGCAAACTTTTTATCGGTGTTTAATCTATCTTTTCTGAATACCAACCATTTCCATTGTCCATCGAATTCACGAGCATTTATATAAAAGCCTTGATCAGCATCATATACATTACCCGCACCTGCGGCCGAAGAACCACCTCTCCACCAAACTCTAGGATTATCCGAGGTGGCATGATTTATACCTGTTTTTCCTGGAGTAAATATAGCTATATGGTCTTCACCTTCAGTAAAGCCGTTTGGTTTACCTATCAGGCATAATCTTTCATCATCAGTGTCTCTAGCTTGATTTGAACCGGATAAAGTTTTTGCTCTTGGTAAATGGTCAGGAAACTTAACAAGCATTGCATAAGTTTTATCGGCAGCCGATAGATTATTAAAAGTATTATTTGTATTTGATATTTCAACAAATCCTGATTTAGCCATCGATATACAAGGTCTTACGTCATTAAAGTCTGGTATTGCTTTTTCATCTCTTTGTACTAAACCACTTGTTGCAACAACAGACCAATTTGTTGGTGATGAGTAGAAGTTATCAGCAGAGTCATCTGTGTGACTCCAACTAGTAAAGTTTCCGTTTTTAATACCTTTACCTCTAACAGCAATTCTAGACTTATTACCCTTTGATACACTCAAAGATTTCAAAATACATTGAGAATCATCGTGATCACCACTTAAGAATAAAGCAGTCGCATTAGGATCAGTTGCTTTCACTTGATACTGCCATTCGGTGATACCCGGTGCGGAAATTACTTTTGATCCGTTTGATATAAAGAAGCTTGTTCCGTTACCTGATAACTGTTGAGTGTCAAGTTCCGCTCTAAAGGTATACGTTTGTCCTGCCTCTAAAATTCCTGTCTCTTTAATTATAGATTTACCGGACATTACAACAGCACCGAATAAATCAAATTGGTTCGCTCTCTTTCTTCTGTTATCATTGACGGCTTTATTTTGTAATCTAAATTCCTCAACAAAAGCCGATAATCTTCTATTAGGATCAGTTTGTGAGTCACCTTCTGTAGTCCAACCTGTTAAAGAAGTATTTCCTATATTCCATGATCTGAAGTAAGGATCTGAGTTAAATGGTTTTAAAAGTTTACCCGTGGATTGTATATCAGAATCTGGCTCATAATTTTTGGCGACTCTATACACATTATATAAAAGATGATTACCATCTGAATTCACATCAATATAATATCTTGAATTATGTATTTCAGCAGATAAATGACCAACTAGGTTTGTGTCACCTGTTAAGAAATTACTGTTAGTAGCAAATTGATTGTTTTCACCAGATACAACAACATTTGTATTAAAGCTACCATCATACATATTTTTGGCATTCATTGTATTCGAATACATAATACCAGAATTAAAGTCATAGAAATCAAACTCAACAGGTGATTCTTCTATAAAGTTAAAGTCTAAACCAGATACAATAAACATAGGCTCAAGAGCGGCCGAAGGAATAGATGATCTACTCTCTTCTATTGAACCAGAAGGTGGATAAACAGCTATTGCATTACCACCTTCTGTTAAAAGATGTGCGTTTTTGTCGGCATCGTAATTTAAATATTTTATTGTTTTATTTGTTAAATCTGTCATACTAACAGCACTCTCGTTAAACTGAGTAACTGCAAGCTGTTTAACATCAGGTGATATAACATTTAATAGGCCATCATCATCTTGGGTAATAGGAACATTTATGTTTGATTGTCTTATAAACTCATCTGAGAAATAAATATTTTTAACTAATGCTTTTCTACTAAAACTATAAGACCCAAATCTATTAAACGGACTTCCTGAAGTAGCTGTAAAGTTTGTAAAGTCTTCTTCTAAATCACCAATCATTACACCTTTTGATGTGTGGAATATTTTTGCTTTTTCACCTGATATTAACCTTTTTAATTCAAATCTATCAGAACCTATACTTCCAGAAATAGGTTCAATATATAATACTTGTAATTCTTCAGCCTCATCATATCCAGGATCTGGAATATAACCACTACTACCACTACTTTCAGGTGAACCAGGATCTGAACCAGGTGAAGATACTGATCTATATTCAGTTGATGATGTTTCAAAACTGAATACTGTACTCTCTGTGGTACCACCGTCATTTGTTAAGTTTACTTTCCAGTAGTATCTATTATCCGAGGCCAAACCGCTTGCTCTGAATGTGCTGGTCTCCGAAGTATCTGTTAAGTGAGTCTCATTTAAATCAGGGTTTGGACCAAAGAAAAGTTGTCTTCTTCGTATAACACCCGGGTCTGATCTATATCCTACTGATGTAGCTGATAAAGTGGTCGCACTCCATACCACAGTATCTGGTGTTTTATTAAAATCTGTAAAAGGTCTTGATTCAAATTCAATGGGATCACCTTCTGTATTTGAAAAATTCCAAGTAAACTCACCAAAAGATTGATTTTTAACACCAACGTCATCCAAAGTCCAATAATAATTAATTAAGGTGTCTTGTGTATGTTCTCTTGTTGAATATAAGTTATTATTGGGTACACTAATAAAGGGTTTATAAACTGTGTCTAAATTAGGTGTTCTTGTACTTGACTGTATACCTCTTACAAAAATATTAGAACCTGATAATGTACTTGTTGATTTAAATGATAAAAGCCAATGAGCGACACCATCAATATCATAGTCTTTGAATATATGTAAATAACCAGTTGTGGGAGTTCTTTCTACTGTAAATGTTACTTCGTCATCACCACCACCGTCAGCATTTCCAACTAATGTGTTAGTAGTAGTAACTGGTATGATACCAGAACCAAAATCTAAATTTTCGGCTTGAAAGTCTGGACCTGTTCTGCCATGACCATCATGAAATAAAACCCAATTTCCAATATCGACATCAGGTGCCCGATCTTGAGCTGGGCTTATATCACTGATTAAGTTAGGTATCGCACTAGAATATCCAACCGGATCAGATTCAAAATCAGGTCGATTTAACCAAAAATACCAAGTATCTGAATTTAACTGGAATTCAAAATATGTGTTACTATTATCATTTTTTATCCATAAACCGTTTCCTGTCGGAATATATACACCAGCAATTCCACTATTTGTCAAAATTATAGTTTGAGTATCGTTTAATCCGGTTATTTCAAAAGAACTATCCGTTTTGTTGATGAAGTTTCCTTCCTGAAAAGGAGTGTCGGATTCGTCTCTAGCTATCCATGTAGATTGATAAGGAAATCCAAATGATAGAGACGAGTCAACTGTAGTAACACCATTACCGGATTTTTTATTAACAAAGTTTTCAGACTGAAGTCTTATACTATCGGTTCCTACTCTCCATGTGGCTAGATAGGGAAATTTAATGGCCGAGTTTGTACTCTCGAAAGTATCAGTGTCCAAAAAACCTGTTGTACCATCAGGTTTGGCATAGTAAAATATCCAATCACTATGTGATATACCATTGACAAAGGTGGTATCTCTCTGTAGTTCAAAATATGTATTAGGCTCATTTATTTTTGTCCATGTAGTAAAATCCGAATTAGCTCTGTATGTACCGGTAATATTAGCATTTGATAGTGCAGTATCATTAGGAATAGTATCCGGTGTGTCTATTATTTCAAAAGAGTTAGTAGCCTTAGGTACAATAAAATAATTTATAGTATCTATCGTAGCTTCATAACCACCTCTGTCTGGTTTGTGTTCTAAAGTAGAACCTAATTCGATCATCCAGTCGGGACTTTTTGCCATTTTTGTAAATGTTTGGTCACTAAAATCAGCATTATTGAAAAAATGACCTAACTTACTAACAGTAATTACATTAGGCATTTCAGTAGGTGTGAAATTGTTTATTCTATTACTTCTATAACTAGCATATGGAACACCACCTAAAATCGATTTATCAATAAATACACATGACACTTCTTGTAGACCAGCATCATCAAAACTAACTTGATATTTATTTGATACAAAAGCAGGACCATCTGCACCTCTTTCGAATTTATATCCACGAGGTCCTGTAAATACATTTTCACTAGTTCTTACATAGGCACCTGTTAATACAAATTGTGAATGTGTTCCTTCTGACATTACAAATTATCTCCCATAGACTTATTCATATATATACCCCAAACCTGTAAGTACAAGATTTCTAGTTCCTGGTTCTATCCATCGAAGCTTACCTACATCGGTTGATTGTTCACTAGCATTATTTACAGGATTAAATGCGGATACTGGATCAGCCGATAGAACTCCTCTCTTAAAAATAGTTCCAGCACCACCATCTTCAGTATCCTCGACGGCCGGTAGTGTAGTAAACTGAAATTGTTTACCTGATGTAGTTCCAATTACTTTATTAACAAAGTTTTCAGACTGAAGTAGTATTTCTCCCGGTCCAGCCTGGGACCATGTGGCTCCATAAGGAAATTTAATGGCATTTGAGTCTGTACTTAAAAAAGTCATACTGTTTAAGGTATCTGTCGTACCGTCAGGCTTAACATAGTAAAATACCCAATCACTATATGCGTCACCACCGATAAAAGTGGTATCTCTCTGTAGTTCAAAATATGTATTAGGCTCATCTGTTTTTGTCCATGTAGTAAAATCCGAGTTAGCTCTGTATGTACCAGTGATACCATCGTTTGATAGTGCAGTACTATTAGGAATAGTATCCGGTGTGTCTATCATATCGAAAAAATTATTATCGTTAAAAGGATCAACTCTCCATCGGAATATTGTGTTATTAGCAGTAGGTTCTGCGAATATAGTTATTTGATTGTCCGTAGTCTCTGTCATATATGTATCTGTTGGTATACCTGTAGAAGGATCAAATCTTGTTCCGAAAAATATTTTATATCCATCAAAGTTGGACGCATGATTCCAGCTTAGTGTTAAATTTTGATTGGGTACACCTACTGATTCATGAATAGGTCTAGGATTTGATACTCTACTAGGTGCTGTTTTTGGTACTGCCGGAGCCTGTAGTTCTTCGTTACTTATTAAGTCCATGGAATATTCACCTGATTTAATTGGACTCATATATATATAATTACCTTCGGGATCTCTTGTATCAATAGGAGTTCCTTTAGCTATATCGTAGTATGTAATACCCCTCTCTACATCTGCTTCTGTATAAACTCTACTGTTTTGTATTACATCGGAGGGAAATACATCTATCGTTTTATCTTTATAAAACTTAGGTACAAAATATTGACTACTTCCTGGTGATTTACCTAAATCCGATATACCACCTATATGAACATTGTAATCATTGTAGTTTCCTGTGTCTGAAGCAAAAATATCAATAGCTTGAACATTTCCACCTCCGGCTGAATTCATGAGCGGTGGTAAATATGAAGTAACTTGTCCTAACTGAACAGCATCATCAAGTTCCATAAATACTTCTGATCTGAAATCTTGATTACTAACAACTGATAAAGTACCAACAGTAGAACCTGTGTATGGATTGCGAGGGTCTACTTCCCATGTCAGTGTGCTTACTCCGTTTATATCAGTGTCGGTAGCTTGTGTAGGAGTTATCATGTCTATCCAATGTCTAGGAGTTCCTTCAGACTTGTAATTGTTAGACCTCTGTCTTTTCCAATCCGCCCATTTATTTTCTGAAATACCAGATGGTGCCGGAGTCATAGGATGCCTATACTGATTTGTTCTAAATAAATATTCAGGATCTGTTCCGTCCGATTTTTGTGATAATATATACCATCTACTATCAGCATAATCATATTTTATAGATAACTCTTTGTAATGTCTTTGTTCTCTAAGTCCATCAGATTGCATGTCATCTAGTTTACCTATTAGCTTTTTATAATTGTGACACCAGTCCCAAATACCACCTGAAAGTGGATGTGAGTGTTGACTTTTTCCGGTAGCACCCCAATTTTGAACTAGTTGTCTCCCGTTTGTTGAAAGTAAAAAGGGTCTATAGTCTCCATTTATACCGTCCGGGTATCTATCTGTTATTGAAGTTGAGTTAGTTGATATTGTAAATCCTACAATACTTGCGGGTGAAGAACCATTACCAAAGTCTAGGTTTACAGCAACATAGTCCTTAACTATAGGAATGTCACTCATTTCATCTAAAGTACCTGTTGTTCCATTATAAAGCTGACTTCCTATAAATAATACCCAATCTCCTACAGAGGCTAATGGTGCAGTGTCTGAACCATCGCTAATTGTATTTGTCGAAGTTTTCTTAGCAAACTTATACGCTCTACGCAAATATGGATCTACATCGTAGGTAAGTGATGGTGTTCCTTCGGGTGTTATTCCTTCAAATGTACCAGCTAAAGACCAACCAGTTTCTAGTGGAATTTCAGTATCAGCAGTGAGAGTCGCAAATGTTCCTGGTTCATCCTTATCATTAATTTGCCATTGTGTGCCGGCATATTCTATTCTGTTGTTACCAGTATCACTATTCCAGAAAGACTTACCATTAATTAATGTTTCTTGTTTAGTGTATGTTCCGTTGGCATAAGAGCTACTTCCGGTAAATCCTTCAACAGTTATAGTTTGAGGTATTACATGGTTAAATCTTGCTATGTATTCACCTTCTGTTGTTCCAACGAATTTTAGATCAGTGAATGCATCTGTGTTTCCTCCTACTGAATCCGTTTTTGTTACATTCAGTGCAGTTGGTACTGACGTTGTTCCTAAGCTGAAACCATTCAGTCTAACTTTTACTTGTTTAGAAGATTCAGTATTATAAAAAATACCCCAACCATGAGAGCCAGGCGCACAATCACCGGCAATCAATTTAATCATATGATTCCAGGTTCTAGAAATGTGTTGCTGAACATCAAAGTGTCGATCGGTCGACCATCCTGTATCTCTATTCACTGAATAATTCCAAGCCTTCCAACCATAAGCTTGGCAAAATTTTCGACCTAGCTGAAAATTGTATCCAGGGAGAGCAGTTGAAATCAGTTTAAAACCAATGTTAGTTTCTTTATTTTTTGTCTTAGCTTGAAATATAGCTGTATCCTGATTAAAAAACTTATATCCGTTCATTACACCACTTGCCACATCTGAATAAGTTCTTGACTTATATAAAGCTCTACCGGCCGCAGTTCTATATCCATGTGAATTTATATCGTCTATATTATATGATTCACCTACTCCTATGGTATACACTCCTCTATTTCTTAATAATGCACTTGTTGAATCCCAGTTGGTTGGATAAGGAATAACACCTTCGTCTCTTCTACTAAACCGCTTAGACGCATAATCAAATCCTTGTACTGGATGCCTCACATAGTCATCACGATATTTTATGGCATCATTTGCAGGGTGAAACGAACCGGATATAAAAGGTGTTTTACCAAAAATGTTTTTTCCGTTGGTGTCATAAAAAAATAAAGTGTTTGGAAGGAACCCTCCAGTGTTAAACACAGTATCATAATTTTTGAAATTTCGTTCAAACTGAGATTTGTCTTGATCTGACGCATAATCATGCTCACCTTGAGAGTGTCCTATTAAATTAGAACAACCAGCTCTCATTGTTTTATCTTTATCACGATAAAAAACTAATTTATAATATTTAAATGCTCTAGGTGCAGGACCAGCTTGTCTTTGCTGAACGGCCACATCTCTAAGTTCAAGTCTACCATCAAAATTAGGCTCATAATTCTCAGGATTTGTTCTCAAAGGTTGTATTGTTTCTAGTTCGTCATAATGATCTCCAGGATCGTGTCCTTCTAAAGCTGTAACTTGTCTATAGAAGGATGTGTCTAAGTTTTGAGGATCAATATATCCTATAGTTCCTAATCCACCCATTAATGAAAACCATGTGTCAGTCCAGTTAAAACCTGTACCGAAATATTTAGGGTCACCATCATCATCGACAGGATTAGTTATTGGATCAGTAGATTCTGGACCAACCGTACCGTCATCTCTGTATCTAGCATCCATTAATCTCTGAGGTGCAAACATTTTAGTTCTACAAAATTCTTGTAATTGTGCAGGTGTTGCCTGTGGATACCTATCGAGTAATAGTGCCAGCATACCTACTACTCCTGGACATGATACTGAAGTTCCTCCCCATCTAGAGTTGTAACCACCGTCACCGGCAGCCATTACTTCATCACCGTTTATCGTTATATCAACACCGGGTCCTCTAGTTGAGAAATAAGACATAGGCTCTTGAGTTCCACCAGGTTCATTTAAATGTTTCTGAACATCAAAAGTTTGGGCACCAACCGTAATTGTGTTTTTTCCTTTTAAACCACCTCTACAATAGTAAAACTTCGTCTTTACATAACTATCATAAACAGGAGCCAAAAAGGTCGCATAGTTGTTGAAATCTAGTTCTCCAGGTATTGATATTTTATTATCACTATTACCGGCTGAATTGCAAAATATGACACCGGCATCTGTCATGTCATCTATTAATCGAGCAATAGACTCTCGATAATGTAACAACACGCCATTAGCAAAAGAAATACCATACTTCATTAGTCCTGCGTGTCTTCTTAATAATTCCTGGTTTGTTATATATCTATTTCTAAACATAACACTAGTACATTGACCAAATTGAATTGAAGCGGGGAAATAACCAGATCGTATGATATTACTCCATGAGGCATTGACAATAGTTGGTCTTCTCGCCATGACTCCAGGTCTTATTTCTTCAATAGGTTTTGATAAATGAAATCTTTTAATTACGTCCCATCTTATACTTTCTGGTATACCTGGACGACCTGTATAACTCCACATGTCTAAACTATATATTCTGGCGCCTTTTGCCCAACCATATCTTTTACCTGCGGCCGCCATAGCACAAGAAGTTGCATGTTGTGAATTATATTTATTATCATACTTATTACTAGCTCTTAATTTACTTTGTTCACTTGAGCCATCGGGATATAAAGCACCCCAATCATATCGAACAAATCTAGAATTACCATCTTTATCTTCCCATTCTTCATGATCTGGTTTTACAGCACCTTCTTGTATTACAATGTCCACATTAGAACCGTCATAATCCCAAGACCATGTTGTATTAAATCTTTGTTGCTCTGGTAATATTTTAGTTTCATTTATAATATTCTGTATATTTCTTTCACCAGGATTGGATATATTAGCATCATCTTCAAGAAACATTGAACTAGCTGTTATAAACCTTGTTCCAGATAATGCTGTTCCTGTCCAATCCGCTTCCCATAACTCAACTTTAGGTGAAACAGGTAGATTGTCATTGGCAGATGGAGAAGTCCAGTTTGCAGAGTCTATGACTCCAATAGGTGAACCTGTAGCTTTAATTATATTATCATTTGTGTCTTTAAAAGTCCATTTGTAAGTATGTGTTCCGTCTTCTATTGAAGAAACAAGTACATGTTCAAATTTTTTATTATTTGGACCATTGTAGTGTCCTTCTCTATCTTTAAAATATTGACCATCGGCAAAATCAGGTAGTGGTGTTTTTAAATCTCCGGAGGTTTCTTGATAATTTGTATTACGCATTATCGTAGTGAAATCAGAGTAGTTTGAAGTCCAATCAGGATTTGTCCAAGGGTAAAAGTGAGTGCTTTGGGTGAAAAAGGCATCTAGTGAATTTAATTTGTTATTACCTACTGAACTATACGTCCATCTGTGATCACCGTTAGCTAGAATATTATACTTCCAAACAGGTCCGCTTTTATCAGGTTCACCATCAATTTTAAAATACCTGTAGTAATTATTTGATTCATATACAAAAGGATGTCTGGTAAAAGGTCCTTGTAAATCCTCTCTAGTGGATGATTTAGTAATAATTCTATTTATCGCAAATCTTAACTGTTGATTTGCGGCCTTTAACTGACCATTGGTACCTAACCAATTACCTTCTGCTGTACCATCGTAAAAATTCCAGTCATCTGCTTGTTCATAATACATAGTCCAAATACCATTACCTCTATAATCTATGTATTGTACAGTCCATCTGGTATTACCATTCGGTCGTATGGTCTTTATCGCCTCAGCCCTAGGAAAACTTGTATTAGGATTATCTTCGTTGTAGCTACCGAAATACCTGAAATAGTAAAAATATCCTACCCATCTTTCAACTTCACCCTCGACAGGATCTTCTCCTCTTAAACCACCTACTAGTCCTTTTTGAAATCCGACATAATTTTTAGTTGTAGTATAATAAGAATCTTGCTTATCGTTTTCAACTGTTACATTTGCCACTTCGGTTATAGAGAAGTCTTCTGCTACATTTGTTTCAAAAGAGACTGGTGCAGACTGTACATTATGATCACCAGGAAAACCAGATAAAACAAAAGACTTTGTAGTGTGTCTCCAAAGCTGAAGATTATCATCAATATCGTGATCAGGATGATTTGCACCTAAAGTCTGACCTCTACCTGGTGGATCTGCCTGATACCTTGGCTCCGTAGTTGGAAGAATTGATATTGATTGTGTTCCAGCATCACATAATACATCTTGATAAGGTCCATCAAGACGGGGTTCGTCTTCAATTATGTCAATGAGATAACCACTTTCTATTAAAGTATCTAGCTGGTCTTTTGTAACACTGGCCTTAAAAGTCTTAGACTTTTTATTTAACATAGTGTAGTCACAATTTACCAAACTAAATACTTGCTTTGTGGTGATATTCTTTTTTATTGTTGCTACTATGGGTAGTATTTCAAGACTCATTTATTTTACCTTTTTTTATTAAAATGATAAGTGATTATTTCCAAGAACCCCAGAAATAATTGTTTCTCTGTGCTTCTTCCTCTGTAAACTTAACAAATCTTCTATTAAGTCTCCCTTTTCTTATTCCTGAAATTTTAACCACAACAAAATCAGGAACTTCATCGACCGGATCTATAGATACTACAATTTTATCATCAACTACTTTTGCACCTACAACAGCAGGATCTGAAGCAACACAACTTATAGCGTCTATTGTGTTTTCTTCACAAACATAGATAAATTCTTTATCTATCTCAGCTTCAATTATTAAATTTTCTTTATCATCATTTGATAGTAGTTTATAATCAGACAGATTAATCTTTTTTATATCTTCAAACCTAGTTTCAGGCATTTCAGTACAAGCCAATGAAACATAATCACCGTCTTTACTTGGTACGATAGCATACTTATCAGTAGCTGAAAGATAGATTGTAGAGTTACCTCCTTCTTTTGAACCCGAAAGTGTGATACCATCACCAATGGTTGCAAGAGTGAGTCTGTGTATAGCACCTTCACCTACATTTACTCGTGTTGATCCTTCTGCGGAGCCGTAAACAGGGTCACCAGATAATGTTATGTATCTTAAGTCTCTAGCGTCTTCTAACGAACTTGATAAGTTGTTAGTTAATGAAAGATAGTTTAACTTAGTTGATGCATATCCTTGATTACTAAAACTAGTACCAGATGCTTCACCACTTAGTGATACTTGAAAGTAATCGGTATAGTTATGAAGTGTGTTATTGGGCCTCAAGGCTGATACTGCGTGTAATGTTGATACTTTTTTAATACTCATATTCGTTATCCTCGCTCCAGTTTGGTAACTCTGCTTCCACTCTAATTTTCATTTTCTTAAAGTCAGTAACTTTAAATCGGTAGTCTGTCATGATGAAGTAATCTCTATCTGCGAACTCATCTTGTTCGTATGTTATAACTTCACCTGTTTCACCGTATGATAAATCATCTGGTGTTAACTTACCATTTTTACTAACTTCATCACGAACAAATAAGTTTGTTCTAATTTTATATCCTCTACTATTTATACCATTTGTTGGGTAATATACAAAATTAAAGTCTCTACTTGATAAATTAATTGTGTTTACATCTAGGCCACCAGCCGTCTTTATTCTTTCATAGCCTCTACTAGCTGAAATAGGTAGTCCTGATATTACTTCAAACACATTTGCAGACAATCTAAATTTATCCTGAAAACACTGAATATTAATTGCTGAAGGAGTAAATGATCTTAAATCTAAGTATGAGTGATCGGTCGTATCACTGATACCTATACCACTAATAACACCTGATATATCACCTGTTAGAGCAAGAGGTGGTATGCTTGTATTTCTGTACTTCCAATATTTTGTTGCACCTCTTTTCCCTGGATAAGACGAGTAGTGTGCCAAATCAGCTCCAGGGTAGAAGTAATGAATTGATTCCTGACCTAAATAAGTAGGTGACGTATTTTGTCTAATCTCTTTACCATATGGTTGATCATTCAAATCATAATCAACAACAGTAATTGAGTTTTCTGATTTTTTGTAAAATGTTGTACCAGAAATATTGAAATCTGGTAAGCTTAGTTGACTGTAACCACTTGTTCTAGTAAGGAAAGTATCATTATATCTGTCAGTATTTAATCCACCTTCAAAAGTCTTTTTCCCTGGAAAATTATATATAGTACCAGTCACAGCTTCTGATTCAAATCCTATTGATAAGATTTCATTCGTAAATGTTGATTTAAATGTATTAATAAAAGGATAAGCCTCGTTGAAACAACAAACCGCACCGTTTCCTGTTTGAACAAAATACCCTTGTGTGTCCGGATCAAATAATTGATAAAAAGGTTGAAGAGAATATTCAGAATATGGAGTATCAGCCCTTGGTAATCCATAGCCTCTATCAGAATTAACTGACACAACATTTAAAATGTTTTCTATTACATTTACACCAGCAAATTTATTACCTTCTGGCACTTGTATAAATTCTAAATCATGAGATGTATTTCTTATAAATTTAGTTTCATTATAGTTGGTTGTTGAATTGAATTCTTGTTCTATCAGACCAATATGAACTTTAGGATTAAAAGGATTTTCGGTAACGATGTACATTGTATCTATATGAAATCCAAAGTCAAATATGTCATTACCAAATACGTTTATTTGAGAATGTAGGTTTGTATTTAAATTAGCTAAACTGTTATTGGTATTTCTTGAAATGTTTAAATCTATAGCGGGTAAAGGTAAAGGATGATCATTCTTTCTTAAGAAGAGTGTACCAACTTCACTAAACTTATCTGAATCCTTATAGAGAATATAATGATTTTCATAAACGTCAGTAGAATATTTGTATATAACTTTATTAACCAAGTCCAATATCTGATTTCTATATGTTGACAACTGACTTTTAATTCTAGTAAGTTCTTGGTCTGTAAGTCCTAAATCACCATAATAAATGGCTGAGTTTGCAACAAACCATGCATCTGAAGAGGCGGCCGTTATAAATTTATTTAATGCATCATAATTAAAAGGACCATCTATATCCATTGCAGAGTTTGTTATAGTAAGTGTGTCATAATTTGTTGACTGCTCATACTTAGTTTGATAACCAATGTTTTCAATATTCTCTTTTCTCCAAGAGTTAGTTGTCCTACCACTTAAGTCTATTTGATTAACAATGTTAGTTGATAGATATGACGTAGATGTACCTTCAGCTTCATAGTCGATAGCGTCAGTAACTAAATTAAACCCATCTTTTCTTTTTTCAACTATGTTATTGATATAAGGGTGTATCGCATAACTTGCGGTATTTTTGTTTTTAAAGTTTACATATGGTGCAACACCTATTGGTTTACCGGAATATTTCTGGAATATTTCTGAACCATTATCTAAAGTTATAGTATCTATTATCGCAGGTGACCCAGCCGTAAGAACACGGTTAACAGCTATCCCTGCAAGTCCAACACCATTTTGTCTAACACCGGATAAGGCCGCATGTGAAGCTACATCCATTAAATCACCAGATGCTACACTAGAAAGATATATTGAATAAGCACTTGTCTGGGCACCTGAGGCCGCCCAGAAATAACCATTAATTGGTCTGAAAGGTGCACCAGTTACAGCAGGTAAGTCAATAACCACCGGTGTATAATATGCCGAAACGGCAGATAACGATGTGTCAGTAGATAGATATGTTGTTGCAGGACTAGGTCCAGATATTACAAGTTTAGTACTTCTATCACCTGGATAAAAGTTAACATAAGAATATGCCTGGAAGTAATATAAATCTCCTACAGCGGATGTTGCAGGTTGTGTACTCAAATGTAAGTGAGCGGCCGTATATCCTTTTTGATTTTTAGGTAGATTCCCTGAGAGACCTATATATACGGCATTAAAAGCTGATACTACTTCCTGTTCTGCGAAATAACCACCTACTCCATATTCATCTCTACCAGAAGGAACAGATGATAGGAAACCACCATATTGTGAACCCGCTGAAAGTCCCGCTGTTGTTATTTCAGTGTAAGAATCACTTGTTCCATAAGTACCATGGAAATGATCTCGAACCCATCCCGACGGGTTATTTGCATTAGTGTATACATCATTAAGTTTTGAGGTGCTTTGTTTTTGAACATACTTGTTCATCAAGTTACCTTTTGATGTTTCCGGCTCTTCATCTAAAACAAGATTTTTAGGACGTGAAATTAATGAAGTTAAGGTTGTAGTTATTGAATCTTCCGTCTGATAGGCCGCACCTGCATTAAAGATTGTATTCAAGAAGTCTGTTAAGCTTAAATAGTATTCGTCATTATCAGTTGTATTAAGATCGAGTCCTACTATGTTTCTATAAAAGTCAACTATTTTACCAGAAGGTATTTCGTCTGATCTTGTGCCACTTAATGAAGGTTCCCAGTATCTATCATTAAGTGCTGAAGCTGTAACATACTGTGCTTCAACTGCTGATATGTTCATGTACTCGGTTGTATCATAGTACTCAACGATGTCTATATCAAAATTTGGTAATTCACTTATCTCCTTTGTTGACATAAGTTCTTGACCATCACCTGTAAATCTCCAGTTTTCGGAGTGATTATAGATGTACTTCCTCATGAAGTCTTTTGTCAATATTTTTATTATTAAATTAGTACCCGTTAAATTGTGCTTCCTAACGATTCTCTTAAGTTCTTCTCTAAAATATGATATTTTAAAACATAAATTTCTTAACTTTTTAGATGTTCTGATTAACACATCTTCGTCTAATACATACGCATTGTTTTCATATTTTAATAGTAGATTAGTTCCTCCGGAAATCTCGAAGTATTGAGTATCGGGTGTGTATACGTTAAAAGCTGTTGATATATCTGAATTCATTCTATCAATGAACTTAAAATATGATTTAACGACTCGTTCTCTTTCGGGTGCATATCTAGAAACATTACTATACTTTGTTCTAGTTTTCTCTCTTCTAGCTAATTCTAAATTTAAGATTATATTCTCTGATTTTGTATAGTTATCAAAGCTATCTTTATTTTCCTGTATAGCATCAACAATAGCTCTTTCTCTAAACAAACCTTTTATACCAAGATCGGACTTGGCCTGTTCTATACTATTTGTTTTTTTATCTTGTGTTCCATATAAAGCTACATCAGCTATTTCTTCAGATATTGACTTCCAGATAGGTTTACCTGACAACGCCAGTTCGTTTTCTCTATACTTTAAAGAAACAAAAGAACTCAAACAATCGGTGAATACATCATCTACCAAATCTTGATACTTATTATCATCTGTATAGTAGATGGCACTAGGTATATCTGAAACTATATTCGTATATGCTGAAGCATACTTACTCATTGTAGAATATTGATAGTTACTGAAAAGATCGCTAGGTTGTGTACCTGATATAACACCCCATATTTTTTCTCTAGTGCTTTTTGCCAAAACCTTAGGTGTTTTTAAGAGTAAGTTTTTGTTTATTGAGAATATATTTATTAACTCATGTATTTCAGTAGGATATTCAAAAGATAAAAAGTCTAGATTTCCTGTATATCCCAATTCATATGCCAAACCGGCTAGATACGTTACTTCACAGGTATCTATGTCACGAATATTTTGATTTAAATGTTTTATCTTCGAATATATTTTAGAACCTGTATCTTCTGACATGGCTGATACAAATTTCCAGAACGTAGTGTACTGATTCTCAAGGTCACCACCAGCTTTCGCCAATTCAAATCCCTTTCTCCAGGAATCATTACCTATATAATCAGAATATTTTTGTGTTATTGAAAACTCATCACCAAATTTTTTGAAATCTTTATATGGTACAGACTTTTTTGTTATTGTAGGTAGAGTAAATGTTACATTTGTCCATGTACCTGTATATTCACCTAACCAAGGATATTCGGCATTGGCATTACTCGATGCGACTATTGAACCTGAGTCTGTTATCTGCCATATTTTTCTATCAGAAGAATCTAAACCAACAACACACTCATAAGGTTCATCTCCAATACTCCATATAGTTGTTGCATCAGTTATAGCACCTGAACCACGCTGTAGGTACATTGTATCTGAGTAAACAGGACTACTAGCTGGATAGCTAAAACTAAATTGTGAATATTGGCTCGGCATTAGTATTCAACCTCGTTGGTTCCATAAGCACTTTCGGTTATTACCTTTATTCTATTTGTAAGTGTTGACTCTATAAGTCTTGGGAACATAAAGTCTTCAATTTTGACGGAACCACTTACAAGTTCTTTATCAATTCCCTGTAAAATTGTTGGTGTCCACCTTGCAAATTTAAGACCATTATAGAAAACAGTTTCATTTGTAGCTGATGACTTGAAAACAGTTCTTACTCTCTTAACACCATTAGTTGATAGTATTAAGTTTAATAACTGGTCTAAGTTAACAACAGCACCTAAAGATTGATTCTCTTGTCTAAAATATGAGAGTATCAAACTGTTAACTATATTTTTAATTCTTTGTGGTGCTTCTAACGTGCTAGGAATTAATTCAATTTCTATATAGTTTTCAAAATCCGGATCCCAATTATTAACAGAGTAACCATTATCTTTTGCACAGGGTATGAAGCTTTGAATGATAGGATCTAATATTATAACCTCCCCTGTAATAGACTTTTTGTTTTGTATTTTTCTTAAAATGTTCACTTTTGGTATAGGAAAACCACTCTTCATTTGTACCCATGCATATATATTATTAAAATCACACGAGTCTGAAAATTCATAGCCATATCTAGACTTAAGATCGTTAGATAGGTAATATCCAGGATCACCTTGTAATTGATTTCCGTTATTATATAACCATCTTAAAAATGTTTTCATGTACGACCAGTTGTTCTGAATCTGAACATCTATCACATCCTTAAAGAACTCACCTCTTATAAAAGAATCATAATCTTGTGTAGTTACTAATCTACCACCTGATCTAAAGTGGTTAGGTGCAGAGAATCTAATATCTTCTACTGTTTCTTCAGCTTGTGGTCGAGAAGCTGGTGAATAGTTATTTGCAACAATAGATGCTGGAATAATAAATGTACTAGAATCATTCACCAAGTTGCTGTAATCTTCCGTTAGTGCATTTTTTAGTGAATTTTCAGTTAATCCAGCGATTGATGTTGTAAAGTTTAAATTTGTAATTCCTCTTGATGCAATTTGACCATCCGGTCCATTACTCTTTAAATAGACGATATAAACTTTATCACCATTTTCAAGTTTTTGACCATAAATGCCGTCGCCAAATTTTAAGGTTATATTTTTAAATTCATCTAATCTTAATTCAAAAACTCTCTCATTTTCACCATATGTTCTTTGATTTACTGGATCCATAAAAACTGAGTTTCTAACTGGTTTAAAAATAGCCCAGTTGTCACCTCTTTGAACAAGTGCATGAACAAAAGGAAAAGCGGTATAAGATTTAGTTGATTCTTCACTATATAGATTAGAGCAAGTAAATGTTTCATATGCTGTACCCTCGGCTACGAATGGTGACTCATATAGCGTCCATTTTCCGTTGTACAATGTAATTTCATTTGTTACAGCACCTTGAGCTACAGTAACATCATCATACATATAGTTGAAATCTGTTGTCGAAAAAGTAATATCATTACCGTTTTCATCAGTTTTACCTAAACTAACACTTGAGTAAGGTGGCAATACAGTGTTGTTTTTGAGTCCAGGTACACCACTAACTACAGTGTCTACTAGTGATGTCGAATATCCATCTGGGTTGTAATCTAAAAATTTAACAATTCTACTTATGTTTTCATAGAACTGAGAATCAGAACCAATAGCTTCGGTGCCTGCTTGATTTAAGTAATATTGAAGTGTTTGAAATGTATACGAAACAACATCTATGAAAATAGACAAGTCAGAGCCTGGATAAATATGATCTGTAAAATCAGTATTCTCTGAAAGTTTCTGCTCTATTCTCTTTTTGATCGCATAAGCGTCAAAGCTTAAATAGTCTCTATTAATAGCCATTTAATTTCCTCCAATATATTAGTAGCCACCGCCACCACCTCCTCCGGAGCCTCCTCCAGAACTTCCTCCTCCGGAACCTCCTCCAGAACTTCCGCCTCCTCCAGAGCCTCCACCTTCTGAGCCTCCACCGCCTATTGTTCTAATATCTTCTACACCCGAATAACTGGGCCTCGAACCACCAACTAAAAGAACATCAAAATCGAATGACTGCACAACGTCTAGTTTAGGGACATTATAATTAACTCTTATTTTTAGTTCATTTCTGTCTGGGTTAGGTTCTACGATTATATTTTTTACAGAGACTTCAGGTTCAAACTCCATCATTTGACCAACAATTCTTTTTGCATTTTCTATTGTGACATCGTTTAAAGGTTCATACTTTAATTGTTCTAACGCATTACCTAGCGTAGGAAAAAGAACTCTAGTTCCTATTGTCCATGAAAAAATATTACCTATTCTATTTCTGATAGCTTCTAAATCTTTTCTAGTACTGTTGACTAGAATGTTACTTATATTAACATCCTTGAACCTTTGACCTCTAAATACAGTTTTCTCTACAGGTCTTAATCGTATTTTTACACTCATAGGTATCTCTCTGTGGGGAATTTACATTTGTATTTACAAATATTGCAGAAAATATTATTACTCCGGTCTGTTCCAAACGCCATATTCTGTAGGTAATCTACCATCTTGAAGTGTTTCATCCTCATCTAATATATCTTGTGGATCTAAATCTCTATCATCCAGTAAAAGTTCTTTACCTGCTGTGAATAAAAATGCTGGAGCTAATACACATATAACAGGTATCTTAAAGAACTTATTAAACAAGAATCTACCTATATCAACTGTTACACCCAACGCTTCCGCTATTTTACTTATAAATTCTAACATTATGTTGACTTTCCAGTTAGCCATAGACATTCTTATGTACTGTATGGCCATTTTAAGTTCCAGCTCCGGGTTAAAAATTCCTGGTGGTAATATAGGGTCTGGTAATTTGAATAGAGGAAATCCACCAAGTCTAAAATTTCTTAATTTTTCCATAGCTTCTCCTACCCAGTTTCCAAATTGATCTATTTCTGAGGCCAAGTCACCCAGTGTAAAACCATTTATGAGTATGTTACCTATGCTTGTTATACTGAAGCCGTCTGGGAATTTTAATTCTCCAAATTTTATACCTTTTGGTAATATTTCTAAAAATTCCTCCCATGTTAAAGTTCCTAAAATTCTTCCGTCTGGTAATATTAAGTCTGATATGAACTCATTCAATCTATCAAGTGGTATTGTACGGTCTGGGAATAAATCACCCATTGTTAAATCACCTAATAATATAGACATCTTAAGTTCTAAGTCTCCTACACCTCGCAGAAAGTCTAAAATCTCATCAGCATCCATTACTTGTAAAAATAAAGACTTGGGTATAGCAAAAGTCTGACCGGTGAGTTCTTTAATCAAATCAACCAGTTTAATTATTGCTTGCTCCATAAGATTCATTGTTATTTTTGTAATTTCTATCTGGAGAGCTTGCACAGTAAGGTTATATCTAAGTTCGGGTATATTGAGGCTATCAAAGAATTTAAAGTCTACATCAAGTCCTGGTATATTAAAACCGGGTATTTCAAAGTCTGTTATGTCATCAATGAAATCTGTTAGCAATTCTTGAATATTGGGAAAACTTAGTTCGTCTACTATATCGAATATAGAAAAACTGAATATTTTGTTTACACCTATTTGACTTAATAAATTTCTACCTACAAATTCGGGTAGTTGAAGGTCTTGGAATCTTATGCCAAGTTTCGCCACAATATCAACAAATTGTTTGACCGTAAGATCAGCTAATCTAACAAAATATCTTAAGTTATCACTATTAAGAACATCTTTTAGTTCTTCTGCTAATTCTTCTAATTTACTAAAGTCTGCAAAGGAAATACTAATTCTTAAATCTGCTAATGTTATACCATCTAAATCAAAGCCATTAAACACATTTTTAATGTTAAAACCTAGTAAATCTGCTAGAGTTTTATCTCTTAATAAAATACCCATCTGACCATCAAATATATTTGAGATTGGTAAAAGTTGTTTTACTTTATCTAGTAAGGCCGCTATCGGGTCAAGTATGTCGGTAATGTAAAAAGAAACTCTTGCACTACCTCCACCTATTGTAAAAAGTGGTGAAGGAAGTATAGTATCTAAAACACCACCTATAGCCTCTAATATTTTATCAATAATATCAAGTAACTCATTTATTATTAATTGAGGTAATTGAGCATAGGCCTGTGAGATTGCAAAATCATACTCAAGGGCCGGTATTTTTATATTTTGAAAATCAGGAAACCCTTGCCAGTTGGGTCTATTAGATATGGTGGGGTGAAGATTAGTTTTAAAATTGGGTAATTTAAGATTAAATTCATCTAGATATATTGAAGGTAAACAGTATATTTTATGAAATGCCTCAATAAGATCAGCTATTGTGGGAAATACGATATTTGATACAGGATCTATACATAACTTTTTAAAATCATCAGTACTAAAGTCAGCTTCGGGTGGTGATATAATGGCACCTTTTCTAATTAACTCTCGAAGTTCTGCTACATCCGAGCTATTTGCTTCCTCTTGTGTATATTGATTAAGTATAAATTTGACATCTGATTTAAAGTTTTCAAGAACATCGTTTTTTAGTTTATCATAATCACCAACATTATTTAGACCAGTTTCGTTCGCTACCTTTTCACGAACACTTTCAATTTTTGAGTCTATCTTATTCTCGGCTTTTTCTTTTAATTTATCTTCTAAACCCATTTAAATACTAGTAGCCACCGCCACCGCCTCCAGAGCCTCCACCTCCTGAGCCACCTCCTGAGCCACCTTGTTGAGGTTGTGTGGGTGTGTCTTGTTGAATATTAGTTGTATCTTCAATACCCATCATCGCATCAAATTCAGCTTGTCGTCTTTTTACCTTTTCTGATTCACTAAGTGGATTTTTTGTATATAACTCAGAAGAAGGTCTTTTAACTGTTATCTCATCTGCTCTTCTGGTAGCATACTCTTGAACACGCTTACTAGGTAAGTCTTCGAGATGAACATAACCAAGTCTTGTATATTCTAAGTGATCTTGATATGTTTCTGCAAAGTACTCTTTAAAAGGTTCGGTAAAAGGATCATACATATAATGTGGTACAAAGTTATCTTCCGTTCTAGTTCCTGTTCCTGTGGTCCCAGTTTGACTCGGCTCTGTTATTTTAACAACACCAGAATCTTTCTTAATATTTTTCCCAGGTGCATTCATGTTTATACTAGGAGCCTGTAAATTTATTTCCGATGCTTGTATTGTTATTCTACCAGGTGTTTTAATGACATGATGATCTTCTTTATTATCTTCCGGAATAACCCAAGCCCGGTTACTCTGAATAGATGCAAAATAAACAGGTGAAGATATGTCACCTTCTTCAAAGAAAACCCATACATGAGAATTTAATTTGGGTACAGAACACATTCCTTGATTATCATTACAACCACCAAATATAGGCATAGCCGGTTGTGCCCAAGGTAATCTATATTGAAAACCCTCCTGATCAAAATTTAATTCATCAATTTTTGACGGATAGATTGAAGGTATATATATTTTACACTGACCATAAGGACCAGTGTTGTCTAAAACTATACCTCTGTAATTTGAATTATACTCCATTAAACTAAACTCCTATTTTTACTAAAATCATCTCTCAACGTACTACTTGATAATGTCATTATATTAGAATATTTCTCATTCGCTAAATCAAAGACATGATTAATACTTGTAACTAACCATCTACCTATCAAGTCTCTTAGCGGTGTTGGGTCATTAACATCATCTACTCGTATAAACATATCTATACCCGGTTTTCTAGGCAATCTACCAGGTGTTCTTACTGTAACAACATTGTTCTTTATCAATGAATCCACCATTCTTTTATAAAAATTTAAACCGTCTGGATCAATACCTTCAAATATCTGATTATTATCACCTTGTTTTAGTAGTGAAGTATCAAAAGTAAACTTACTTTCATCCGATGAATTTCTAGATATTGCTGAAAATCCCCTTTGTATTGACTGTGTTGTTATGGTTGATTTTTTTGAAAATTTTCTATAATTATAATCATATCCATGTTCTACTGTATCAAACATATTCTTAATAACATCTTGGTTATTGGTTATACTATCTGACTGAATTGATTCTATGTCTGTAAATAATAATCTCGATGATGGATTTGCATTAGCTTTTATGTCTAATATATTTCTATGTATTCTATAATCTGAAGCACCTACACTTGTTATAAAATCACTTTTAAACCATAGCTCGTGTTGTTTTTCAATATGATCATAAGGTACAAAAACTAAATCAGATTCCGGTGTTTCTACATTTTTAGAGAGAATAGCCATTAGGTTTGATAATCTTGTAGAACCAGCTGGTGACATATGTTCAATATCAACATCTGTATCTTTAGTTGTCGATTTTAAAACTAGTTCATTATTGATTATTTTTGTAGATTTATCGCTATCTACACCTCCGAATATTGATCTAACTATTTGACCAAATTTCATGGTGCTTCTATACACATTTGCCTCTCTACTATGTGTAGTGACAGGTGCAGTTTGCATAAACGAGAAGAATAGAGTACTTATTAAATCGATACTATAGACTACTACTCCATTATCTCGTTTTTCTAAAATTTTAGCTTTATTAACATAGAAAGTATGATTAAAATTAAATACTTCGCCATAATTATCATCCGATAGAAGAGACTTCGATCTATCAGGTTGTGAAACTATAGATATTGTACAGAACAAATTTAAGTTATTGAAAGTATTCAACATGACTTCTTTTTCATTGTCTTGAAAAACTATATTGGCTTTTAATATGGGGTCAATAAGACTACTTTCTATTGAAATCTTTTTTATGTTTGAGTTAGGTAGAAGTCTGGTTATTCTTCCTTCAGTGTCGGTGTAATTTGATTCGATCAAATCTAAAATATTTTCCGACCCATATCTACCATCAAGTAATCTGACAGCAAATGAATATTTTTCTGTGCCGTATGAAAATGACTGTATGGTGTTCATTAATTCCCTCTTATGCTATCTATAACTTCTAAAGCATCTTCTTCGGATATATATCTTAGCTGAGTACCGGGGACAGGATCAAACATAGGATCTCTTATATCGTTTAACTTTAATATCAACCAGTAGAGTTTTGGTGTTCCGTATATATTAAAAGAAATCGAGTTCCAAGTTTCATTTTGTTTAATTGTATAATACTGAAAATAACCAGACTCTACAAAATCCAAATCTAACATATATAAAGTTCTCATCATGTTATACACATAATTATCACCAACCACCTCTACATTAAGAACATTCGATAAAGAATTTTTAGGTGCTTCATTCTTTAATTCATTTATTTGAAATTCTTTCATTTTATCTTATTCCTTTTATCCGAATAGATTTGGCACTTCAAAGCCTGCTATTTTCTTTTTATCTTGTCTAAAGTTTTTGGCTATATCAGGTATAAATTCACCAAAATTTCTGGTAGATACAGACGTACCTATGAGTGAGCCGAGACTATCTCTTATAGAGTTGAAATCACCACTTACAACACTCTCCGTGAGTTCCTTAAATTGTTTGTCTGTCGTTATTGCTGGCAAGTCTTCCTGTAGTCCTTTCTGAGGATTTCTAGCATACACAAAGTTTAAATATGAATTTAAGTTATTAGGCATGAGAGATTTAAATGTCATGGTTATTCTGTATGTATCTGGTATGAATTGAATAATTTCCGGGTTTAAAGGCATTTGACCTTCATTTTCATCAACAGCATTCGGTTTTTCTAAAACTGATAAAACATCATTAATTTGTTTATCGTTTAATTTTCTCACTTTACCTACCTGATCAACCTTAATGTCAGCCGAACAGAAGAAATATCTAAATCTTCCCGGAACTTTAATGTCATATAAATTTGAGGCTTGTTGGACAAAACCAACTTGTGTCCACCATGCACCAGCTATTATTGAATTTATAAACCTTACATTTTTCTTAACTGCATCCATGTTGTAATTGAATAAAGTAAATGTGGTTTCAAATTCTGCATGTCCTTCTGTAGGTGCTGTAAATTTTGGTCGACCTTGTATGTCTACTTGTTGAATACCAGGTAATAACTTTATAAGTTTAGAACCAAAACTACCAAATGTCTGTTGTATAAATGTTCTTGATTCCCAACCATCTGAACCTTTGGCGTGCCAGTAAGTTTCTTGAGGTGAAAGTGGTACAGTATATTTTGCTCTTACCTTACCTCCTACAAGTCTTGTGTAAAAAAGGTTAGGTAGTGTAAAAACGTCAAAATAATCATTATTTTTACGACTACCAGCTATATCAACAAAAACTTCTTTCAATGCTCTTCCGAATGCTGATAATTTATTACCTGTATCACGAAAACTACCTTCTGCAAATGAAGATGCTAATTCTGATATTTGATTAAATATCTCAAATTGAAAAGCTAAATCTGATCTAGGTTGAATTTCAGTTATGTTTATTACTGGTACACTCTTAAAGAGAGGATTATTTGAAACCAGTGATTTGTAGTCATCTATATTTGTGTCTCGTTTTCTACTCCTATCACCAAATAAAAATTCTGAAACTTCACCGGCAAACTCTTTTACATTACCAGCTATGTCAACTATTGTGTCTTTTACTTTTCCTATTTGTTTTACATAATCATTAATTTCATTTCTAACTTCATTAATTTTCATTCCTATGAAACCTTGTTGTCCACCGGGTTCTTGAAAATCAAACTGTTCGTCCGCTGTTTGAAAAAAATCATCTTCGTAAAATCTTGTCATTTCTTCAGGATACCATTGAAAGTCGTCTAAACCATATTGTGTACCCACTACATTATCATTTGATATATTATTTCTACCAGGAGTATATACGTTTCTATAATCCGTTAGTTCGGTAGTCCAGGTATCTTCGGCATTGAAAGGAGAATTTATGTCTCCACCTGTTGGTGTTTGATCCGTTTCTCTTGATAATGTGGTACTTGCAAAATTACCTAATTTAAATGTTTGATCACCTATACGAACGCTAGGATTAAAAATCTGTTGTTCAGCAACCAGTTGTTCAAATGTTTTTGATGGTGCTCCTACTACCTGATCTAAAGGACGATTCTTAATAGTCGGTCCGGTTCTATAATCTCTAAAAGTGTAATCAGACAATGAAAATGCACCATTAGACAAACTTGGAACTCGATTTCTTATAATATTATCCGGTCGTAATGATTTTAAGTCGTTGATTGCCATATTTTTACCCTTTTTTTATCTGTGTTGGTATTTACCAAAAAAATTAAAATGATTTTTTACTTACAAATTGTTTATTTGACTATTATTCTCTGATGATTCTTCGGCATTTGATGATACCTCATTAACAACATTTACAACAGTTGGATTTTCCGCATTTTCGACAGTTTTCTTTAGTGCATCTATTTTTTCATCAATTTTTCTTATTTGAGGACTTATATTCATATCCTCTCTTAATCTTAATGCTTCATATTCAGGTATGTACATACCTGTCTGTCGAAAACTTTCTTCACGTTTTAGCTGTTCAGGAGTCATTGCACTTTCTATTGCATTTGCTTGACCTTTTAGCTCGGCTTGATTCGCTATTAGTTTATTTCTGCCTTTCTCCAAAACTGATATTTCCTCTGTTGCAGTCATAGGAATATCAACAAATGGTATATTATTTAATGCCATTTTTAAGTCTAAAATTTGTTGAGCCGTTTTTTGTTCAAATTCTTTAACTTTGGCTGAAATAGGATCAATGATTTTCTTTTTAACTAAAATACCAAGAAATATGCCAAGTCCTATACCAACAGGTGAGGTTAAAAAGCTTTTAACTCTATCAAAAGAACTTTTTGAGCCACCTTTTAATTTTGCACCAAATGTTGTACCTAAAGATCCGAGTCCTTCTTTAACACTTTCTTGACCAGACTTAAGACCGTTTAATGTCATTTTTTGAAGCTTTCTAAACTTATCGGTTTCTTCTCTTTTCTCCTTCTCTTCTTCTTGTGCTAAATCAAAAGCTTCATCGACATCTTGAACTCTTCTGTCTATATCGTGAATAATATCCAATTCATCTAAAAAGGTATCTATTTTAGCTTCGATGGGTTGATTAGTCTCTTTTCCGGTTTCTTTACCTATCTTAATCAACTCATCTCTTTGCTCTGCTGTAAATTCAGTTCTAGACATTAGATTCTCATTCCGTTATTCTTCTTCATCTCTTCGAGTTTTTGCTTCTCAGCTTCGGCTCTTTCGTCAATTATATTTACAATCCTACTGACATAGAAGTTGTACTCAATTAGAGATAGATTATCAAAAACAAAAGGATTAACATTAAAGTCTACTAATAGATTAGTTTCTGACATAATTATAGAGGAATATACCGACTTAAAGAGATTTATGATTAGATAAAATTTGACGCCGGAGCTTCACCTCCTATCTCGGCACCACATTTTTTGCAGTGTCCAGATAAATCCTGTGAACTGTACATTTCATCTACCAAATCAGATACATGTGTATCGGTGGATTCCTTTGTTATCTTATTTTTAAGTAAAGAAGCTGGTAGTAATTCAAAATTCTGTATAAATTGTAAAATAGAATCTTCTTCATCGTCATGTGATAATTCTACATCATCAACTGATTTATTTGAAAATGATATTTTTATATTGTTAATAAAAAGTTTGAATAAATCTTCAGCCTTAATCTTTTCACCTTGTAGTAAGTAATAAAATCCATACATCTGTCTAACAGTTGGTATTGATATTTTACAAGTCAGTCTATCATCCGCTTCATTATTAAAAAATATTTCTTTATATTCGTACTGATTTAAATCATTTATAACTTTATCTGAATCAAGTTTCAAAACATTCTCTTCATTACATTCAGGACAATTTATTTTAAAGTCTGAGATCATGTCATTTGTAGAAAGAAGTTCAAACATAATCTTCATTCTATCAAACTCTGACATGTTCGCCATGTTTATATCTTCATGACATAGAGACTTTATCATTGCACAAAGAGATTCATATATTTCAAAAGGCTTTTCTTCTGATGCTAACAAAGTCTTAGTAAGTGTTTTTAGCTGTGCAACCGTTAATGCTTTAAAGCCATATTCTCTACCTTTAACAGGTAGGTAAATTTTATGAACTGTTGTGTTCATACCAGAGTTTAGAGCCTCTAAGAGTGCTTCATTATTCATAATTTCTCCTTAACTTACAAGAAAGGTATATCATCTAGAGTCTTATTAATTCCAGTTGTTATTTTTCTTTCTAACTTATCCACAACATATTTATCAAAGGCTCTTTCTATTCTACCCTTAAGCTGTTTAGTTGAAGATTTGACATACATACAATCAAAAGCAAAGGTAACTCTTCTTGTTAAAACTTCTTCACCACCATGTGATGGTGATAAAGTTTCAATACCAACAGGGTAAACATTCTTTAATATATATTCAAACATCCTCTTTTTATCTTCAGAGTCAAAAAATGCTATTCTCAAAATACACTTTGTAAAAGGTCTATCATCATACTGCCATTCATTTGCTGTTGTTTCTCTTAACCAATAATAAAAGACATGCTCATGTAGTGAAAATTCTGTTGATAAAAAGTCCACTGTAAAAGTATTTGCAGTTGGCTGTATATAAATTCCTGTATTTGACACATTTCCATAGTAAGTAGATTCGGTATCTGGCGTTAAGTAACCTTCAAAATCAGGTAAATCAATACCTTGTATAAAATACTTTAATGCTTCGGCTGTTCTTTCTTTAGTTGACTTTACGAACAACTGCTCAACTCTTGATTGAAAAGGCTTAAAAGACCAAATACAGTTAAAGTAATAAGGTTTTTGAATTACAGTTGCTAATATCTTTTCTTGTAAGGGACTGTCTGTTCCAAATCTATTAAAGAATTGAATTATATTATCATTAACACTCGTTATGCCTAAATAAGAAGCAAGTGGATTATCTTTTATTGGTAATCTATCAATAAGATTGTCCAAAGGTGCGACTGAGTTGATCGCATCATCAACAAAGTTATTAAATCTATCACTTAAATTTGGTTTATTAGGTTCCGCCATAATACTATTTACTTACTTATGAGTTTAAAGTTCCTTGATATTTCACTCTTCCGTTAACTATTAAATACTTTTCGAATTGTATATTTTCAAAATCTTTAGCCAACTTATCAGCTATATTTACATTTTCAACATGATCATCATATATCTTAACAACTGATACTTCGGGATTTCTTAAATATCTTCTCATAATGTATTCTTTTCTCTCAGGTATGGTACCTTTCTTTAGATTACCAGATAGTTCAAATCGGATCCTCTTATCGTTTACCCTCAATCCAACTTCTCTGAATTTGTCCTTAAAAAGCCTGTTGTCATCAAAGTTGGGTCTTGCTGTTAAAAATATAATTCTACTACTTTTATTTGCAAATTCTTTCTTGACTCTATCTAATGTATCCTTTATTATCTTAGATGTGGTCTTAAAAAGTTTTCCACTTAAAAACTGTGAAAAATCAAATTCTTCGTTGTCTTTCAGTTCATAACTGTTAAATTCTTGATTTGATAATTGTTTAATTTCTTTTTTAGTTTTTTTGTCACGAACAACTATCATAGCAAAAGTATTAAAAACAGTTTCATCAATATCAAAGAAATTTAATATTATGTTTTTATTACTTTGTTCTTCTAAAAATTCAAGGTAGCTTTTCATTATTTAAATATAGACGGACTAATGCTCTTTTGTTTTTTAATAGCAGGTACTGGAACCTTCATAATTTCTAACTTAGAAACTGTTTTAAGAACATTGTCGATGATTCTTCGAACATCAGGACTTTTCGTTTGTCTCAAGAGAACAGCTAAAAATTGTCTTAGTTCGTAATATGTTAGTCCACCTTCTGCTTCGTTTACTAACTGCAAATTCTCAAATATGTTACCACTCTTGGACTCAATCAAAACTTTTGAATCCATTTTTGAAATAAATTGTTTCAATTCACCTAAACATTTTTCCGAAATAGTCATGTACTTATCCTATATAAAAAGCATTGTGAGGTCCAGTCCACTTGACAATCTCATCAGTCCACTTTTCCCACTCTGCTTGACCTTGTTCTCCGACTGATGTATCAACTGTTCCTCCCCCAGGAAGCTGTACACCTTCGAATTTACTTCTTACTAAACCTAGAATTATTTTAGCTTTTGCTAATGCTAATCTTTTCACATACCAATTACCTACAAGTTCACTTATTGGTGGTACTGTCTTGATACCCATAACAATGTAACCCTCTTTATTTTGCTGAATAGGGTCAGGGAATAACTTAAGGGTCTGTGTATGGGAGTTATAATTAAAATCGAATCTTTGAGATAACATTCTTTTTGACATATCAACAAACTGACTAGCTAGTTCAAAAGATACATAACTTGTGTTCATTCCATAGTGAAAAGGTAAGATACCTTGATTAGCCATCTGATTTTCGATAGAGAATAAAGTATTTATTCCTCCGTCTAGTTCTTCTTCTAGTGCGAAAACGGATTTTGCGTTGTATGCTGATAGTGACATACCTGTACCTTGTGTGTAACCACTTAAAGGTAACATAACATAGTTGTCTCCCATTTCTGCATATTCTGTATAAAATTCTATTGCATCATTAATTGATGTTGTTAATTGATCGTCTGTTAATTCTACTGTGATAAGAGGATCACCTAGTTGTTTTAATATCCAACTTTGTAAACCAGAGAGAGTTGTTGTTGATTGATTGATATATGTACCGGCCATAATTAATTCCTATTTATTATACATCGGTATTTACAAAAAAACCTAGAAATTGTAAATAACCTAACCAAAGTATAGTTATAAAATATGAGGAAAATCTAATGGGTGTCAATGACGACTTTATAAGAGGTAATGAAAATCTCAAAAAACCTAACACTGTAATACATGTTTCTGAAACTCAACAACAAGAATACATTCAGGAACTGATGAAGTGTAAGGACGATATTGTTTATTTTGCTGAAAAGTATTTTACTATTATATCACCAGCAAAAGGAAAGCATCTTATTAAGCTATATCCTAAACAAAAGAAGCTTTTGAGAGCTATGGTCGATGAAAAAAGACTTATATCACTTGCATCTCGACAGGTTGGTAAAACAACAACATATACGATATATGCACTACATCAAACAATATTCTATCCTGAACAGGGTGTGCTTATTGCGGCCAACAAAAAGGATACAGCACTTGAGATTCTTAGTAGAATACAAATGGCTTATGAATGCTTACCAGCCTGGCTAAAACCGGGACTTATTGAATATAATAAAGGTAAAGTTAAGTTTGCTAATCTGTCAACAATACAAGGTGTTGCAACAGGTTCATCATCTGCTCGTGGTTCTTCCGCTAAAATTCTAATTCTTGACGAGTTTAGCTTTGTACCAAACAATATATGTCGTGAGTTTTGGAACTCTGTTTATCCTGTTATCTCATCATCAAAAGACTCAAAAGTGATAGTCGTATCAACACCTAACGGGGTTGGCAACCTTTACCATAGTCTTTGGGAAAAATCACAAAGTGGTGAACAAGATGCAGAAGGTGAAGGCTGGAAAGGAATCCGAATAGACTGGTATGATGTTCCAGGTAGAGATGAAGCATGGAAGAAACAACAGATTGAGGCATTGGGTCAAGCCGATTTTGACCAAGAGTTTGGTAATTCATTCTTATCATCATCGACACCAAAACTCATATCAGATAAGCTTATTCAAGAGTTTAGAACATTCGCTGAGGATCATGAAGACTTCGGAAGAGATATTTCGCTAGAGGTTTATCAAAACAAAGAATTTAAATACAAAGTCTATCATGAGCATATGGTGGATAGGTCATATTTAATATCATTCGATGTGGGTAATGGTGTTGGTGTAGACGCATCTGTTGCCTATGTGTTTGATGTTACTGATATGAGCAACATCGTTCAGTGTGCAAAATTTTCCGATAACAAGGTTGCCACAAATGAATTTTCTTATATAGTTTACAAAATGTATGAACACTATGGTAGATGCTGGATTGCAGGTGAAGCCAACTCAATAGGTAAATCAGTCTTTGACTTGTTGATTCAACTCTACGGTGTTGAAAACTTTGTGAGTATGAACAAAGGAAAACCGGGTATTTTAAGCCATGCACAAATAAAATCAAAAGCCTGTAGATTCGTTAAAAACTTACTAAGTAATCCATCTGTTAGTATCAAACTATACGATGAAAATTTAATTAATGAGATGGAGTGGTTTGTTCAAAAAGATACTGTAAAACATGTTCTTTATCATGCCTTGCAAGGAAAACACGATGACCACATGCTTTCTTTTATATGGGGTTTGTACACATTAAACGATTATGATATAGAAAACTATTTCTCAATACTTCAATATGTTAAAACACCAATAGGTGAAACATTACCTTTGTATATACAAAGTCTTTTAAACACAAGAGAGGTGAATACTGATACAGTAAGTATTCTCGATCTAGCTTGGAGAAAACAAAAAGAAAAAGATGACGAAGAGTTAATGAAGAAAAGAGCATTAAGTAAACCTAAAATGGAATATTTTGACAAGAAGCCAACTCAACCAGGTATCTTAGGTAAAATGGAATTACTTGAAAAACAAGAGGATGGACTATCTGATGGCTTATCATTTTTTATAGGTGGTCACTATGATGAGTGGTAAAAGTGTAAATACCATAAACGCCCGGAGATAGAATGACTTTACCAAACACTACAAATTTCGCTACCAATCTTAGATGGGTCGCAAATATACCTATGAATATATTGTTTCCCGATGAAAGCGATATTAGTTTAAACTTAACAACATTCGATATACCAGAGGTTACTGTCGATGCTGTTGAAACACAATATCAAGGATACACAATAGAGACACCAAATGGTTTGCTAGACTCTGGTACAAAAGACTTATCTTTCGAGTATATTATTGATTCGGATATGAGAACATATTTCTTGCTTTATAAATGGGCAAGTTTATATACCAAACACACATTGGATAATGTAGTTGAGAATGAAAACTATTCTAAAAAAGATCCTCAAACATCTAGGGTTCCGGTTTTTGTTTCAATATTAGATGAGTATAAAAATGTGATTATGAAAATAAAATATCACAACTGTTGGATTAAAAACTTTTCGAATTTAAGTCTATCTTATCAAGATGAACCTAAACCTTTAACACACAGCTTTACTTTTGCTTATGAAAGGTTTGAGATAGAGAGGGTTGTACCAGAAGGTTATCATATAATGCCCGATGGTAGCTTTATGCAAGGACCGTCTCATAATTCCGGTGCTAATACTGGATGGGACCAAACTACATTGAATGCACCTTTTAGTGCTAGTAATAGTGAATTGACAAGAGGTATTGCGACAGACCCTAATCCTTATTAATCTTCTTCAGTTGAATAAGAGGATGTTTTTAATAACACATTTCTTTCGGCCACAGTGAGCCAACTATCAATCGTGTAGCCTTTAGTGTCGAGCCACGTTTCCCAGTCCTGCAAGTCATCGTAGTTTATTGAACGAACCCGATAGGTGTCAGCTTGTCTAGCGGCTAGCGTAATAATTACGTTAGTGCCATCGTTAGAGTAAATCTTACCCAACGTGTACTCACCTACGTTCTTCTGCTCTGGCTCTTCCTCTGTACCTTTGTCAGACCAGTTAGCACCCTCTGGGATTGTCTCGTCTAGGAATGCTACAGGCACTTCCAAGAAAGCATACGGCACTCCGTTGGTGTGACGAAACTCGTCATACTTGTGTGGAATGTCTATAAGTTCTTCCGACATTGTTAAATCTCCCTACCATCAAAATATTTAGTATTTACAGCGAATGTGGCGCCACTTGAAGCTCTCGTATAACTATTATCATACTCGACTAACTCTGTTACAAATCCATCATTAGTTTTATTTATCCAAACACCCGATAAACCAGGTTCTACATTATTTTGAAAATCGGATAAACTACTGGCGGCCAATGATCTAGAATTAAATGAAATTGAACACTCTGAATTGTTGTGTACGAACCCTGCGGAGTTATTAAATGTTGTGCCGTTTAATGTGGCGTAGTCTGCACTTACAAGCTCACCATCGTTATCTGCTACACGAGTACCCCAAAATGATTCTGTGCCACCAGAGCCTACTGTTACTGTGCCGTCATTGTCGTTAGTGGTTAGGTCTTGTACTGTGGTTGTGCCGATGTCGTTTTGGAAGTCAAACTCTTGAAGAACAGAGCCTCCTCTTGTTACCTTCCACGAATGAATTTCTACATTAGAATATTTACTTGGAGCGTTATTTAGATTTCTTCCTCCTAGATAAGTATTTTGTGTAATTGTAGGAGTTGATTCGCTACTCATATCTACATTTAAAATATTATCTAAAGTAAATGTCCCATCGCCATTATATACTATAGTATGAATTGAATTATCAACAGTTCCTGTGTCTGTAACACCACCACCAGCCGAAACACTATGGGCAAACCTCCAGTTACCTCCTTGTAGACCAAAGTACAAATTATTAGAACCCTCTCGGTTTCCAAATATAACAACATCAGCACTAGTGCTACCTTTGTATTTAAATTTACACTCGATAACATCAGTAGCGTTAATTGATATTCCTGTATCCACATAATCAGCCACCCCATCAAACGTAGCCACCTGCTTGGTCTTGGTGTTGAGTGCGGGGATTCGTTCTTTGGTGTAATCACCAGAGTCGGGGTTAACGGCAAAGTCATAATCAACAGCAATCGAACCATCTATGGTTAGTTTCCAAGTTTTCATTTTGCCATCAAAATTAGCAGTATTACCAGTTCTTGCACCTATAATTGGATTGGCTATAACAATGTTGCCAAAACTAGTAGAGTCTTTAGTTGCTACAGAAGAACCATTTATATAAAAAGTAATTGTATCGCCATCTCTTTCAACTTTATATGTGTTAAAGTCAGAGCGGTCTGTTGGTGTAACATCTTGTTGAATAGTTGCTGTGCTTGCTGTATCCCTTAAAAACCAGCGGAAACTTTCACCTGTACGACTTTCAAACTGTAGTATATCACCACCTTCTACCATACCAAAAGGTCTGCCATCACCAGTTCCATCTCCAGATGAAGCTAATGTTGTCTCAAGCTCCCACGATGTGCCTAGCGTAAACCCAGAAGATAAATCAATGTGGTCACTACTACCATTAAACACAGCGTTAATATCAAACCCGTACTCGTGGTTCCAAGACTCGATGCCGTCTTCAGTAGTCCAAGTAGCACCATCAATTGTGCCGTGATTGCCGTTGCCGCTTACATCGTATGCTTTAGTTCCTGAACCTTCTGCCAATGGTGCGTGTAATAGTGTATCGCTACCAGAAGTGATAATAAGTTTTGACCCCTTACCCTCTAATGGAGACGCACCAGTATGACCAGCAAAAAATTTAAAAGCACCAGTAGCTTCTTCTACTGTTCTAGTTACTGCTGTATGCGTAGTAGTAGTGCCGCCAGTAGTTGTCTTTAACTGCAATGAGTTAGAGCCATTGTAAATAAGCTCAACATCATATTTTGTACTAGTAGTAAATGTGCCAGCAGGTGCTAATACAGTTGAGCCTTGTCCTCCTAGAAATGTAGTTGCAGAGCCATTAGAGTTTATTCTTACCCACCCTCTTCCTGTTCCTGTCCCTGCGGCTTGAGAAAACAAATCGCCTTGTGACTGTAAAGTGCTTGCAGTTTCTATGGTCGCCTTAACATTAAAAGCAGATGTGTTAAAGCTACCTAGCGAAAAATCAATTCTATCATCCGTTCCATCAAAGCTAAGGCAGTTTATACTTTTAAGGGTTGCATCACTTCCCTTTGTAGCAGGTAATGTTTTACCATCAGATGATGAACTTTCTAATCTAGTTGCTATAGTCACAGGATTAGGTGCTTCTGTTCCTCCAGTTCCAATACCCGTTCTTTCATACGGAGCCACGACACCGGAGTCAACAGTATTAAATATGCGACCAGTGAACTGATCAGTATACTGTTTTGGTCCCATATACTTAGGTTTGTAGACCACCGATCCCGTATTTGTAATTTTAATCGGCACTTATCTTACCTTATCTTGTAATTGTACCAACAATAGATGAAATAAGGGATGTTTTGTCATCACTTGTAATTCTATCAAAATCAGACAAAGAAGATGTCATGTTGTCAGTAAGAACTGCTTTTCTAACAGCTAATTGTTCAGTAAGATTTGCATCACCATAGTCTTTTGTGTATAAAGATTGTGTTTTCGTGTTAAGACTAGTTTCTGTTAGTTTAACCGAACTTGCAAGTCTGTTTCCTATTGAACTGTTATATAAGACACCTGTTGTTGTACCTATTTTGATACGGCCATTCCAGTAAATGTCTGTACCATCGCTGTAAAAGATATTTGAATCACTTACAGTAATTTCATTAATTGTCACTGCGGCCGCAATATCTAAACCCGTCACTACTACTTTATTAGTTTCAACAGGTGCTGGTATTGGTGCCGGGTTTGTTATTTCACTCATTTTGTATTCTCCTTGTTATCTTTTTTTTAAATTCTTATGCTCCGTCTGATGAACCAGTCGCTGAAGTTCCGTATGTCTTAGCTACAACATTCACTTTAGCTGTTCCTAGATCAATACCGTACATTGTTCCATCGATATTTATATCTAGAATCATATTTCTTCCTTTTCTTCTAAATCCTGCCATCTCTCTAGGTATTTTACCTAATGCACATTCACCTGTTAGTGAAGGTGTATCACCATCTAAAGGTGCAGCCGATAAGATAGGTACTGTGAAGAACATACCACCCATTTGGTTTACAGCCGATGTTGCCTGATCGGTTGAACCTGTACTATCATTGATAGGTTTATGTACTCTGATACCGGCTTTTCTAAAGAATTTTTGTGGGAAACCCTGGCCAACGAATTGTCCAAACTCACTTGTTCCAGACGTTGTTGTTTGTACATTAGTACCTATTGCAACTCCATGTGAAGCTCCACTTACCATTGCATTATAACCAATGGCCATTCCAAATCTGTTTTTAGAAGTTAGACCACCCAGACTACCTGTATGACCTTCAACACTAGCTTCGTGACCAATAGCCATGTTGGATGATCCAGAAACTACTGTTTCTGCACCAATAGCTATGTTTTCTGCCCCTTTAGCCTGTGCATCGTAGCCGACAGCAACGGTTTGATTGCCGTCTGCTAGTGTGTCTGGTCCAACTGCCACTGAGTATGTTCCTGTAGACTTAGCCACATATCCTATAGCTAGACTCTGATTTCCTTCGGCTGAAGTGGCACGACCAATCGCCATTGCGGAATCAGCTTTGGATCTTGCGACCAAACCAATAGCCATTCCGTAATTATTTCTTACATGAGAAACTCCTCCGATAGCTATCTGATATCCTCCGGTTCCCTGAATTTCATTAGCGTATCCTAACATTACACCCTTATCAGAGGATGCCATTGTTTGGTTATTCAAACCTACTGCTGTGTGTCCGTGTCCTGATACTGTACCACCACCAATTAATACGTTAGCTGTTCCTGATACTACACTTTTCGATCTTTGTATAAGTGTTCCCGCACCACCATTAGTAATTCCCGTTCCAACAACGACATTTTCTTGACCTGATATGACTGGTGTTATCCCGAAACCTCTACCTGCTCCTATTAACACGTTTCTTTGACCTAAATTACGAGGATTTCCAATAGGAACCACTCTTGTTCCGGCACCCACAAGTGTATTACCACCTGTTCGAGATACGCCCTTACCCACATCTTTTGCTGTGGCACCGATCGTGACGCCTCGATAAGAGTTTGCGGATACTTGGTATCCTATACCTATTGCATCCTGGGAATCAGCTCCCGCCTCCATACCCATTGCGATTGAGTGTAGTTGTTCAGAGGATGTTAAATGTCCAATGGCTATTGAATCGTTACCATTAGTTAAATTTGAAATACCTACATTTACATTAGACGATCCTAACGCTCTACTGCTGTGACCTATAATGGTTGAGAATTGGGCATCGGTTCTTGTAGTTCCACCACTTAATTTATGACCAAGTGCAACGCTACCTCTTGATTTTAAATAACTTTGGTTACCTATAACAAAACAATTATCACCATCTATTGCCGATGATTCGCTACCAATTGCAAGCGAAGATTGTGCAGAAACACTATTGCTATTACCAATGGTAATATTTAATCCTTGTGTTCTGTTTCGATTACCTATAGCGACTGTCTGACCATTATTTATCAAACGGTCACTCTGTGCATTATTATAATCAGTATTAAGATAACCAATCTTAACCATACCTGTTCCACCACTAGTATTGTTGGATCTTCCTAAGAGTACATTACCATTTGTATTAACAGCGGCCTTAATGTGATTAGCTGTTCCAAGTAAAGTATTATAAGCACCATCGTTCGATATGTTAGCCTGTCCGAATATTAGATTGTTACCTTCTGCGTGATTTATTTTATTTTGACTACCGATTACATATTCTACAGTACCACCTGCGTTAGTATTCTGATATCCAATAGCCCCGTTTATTCCAAAAAGAGAACCTACAGTGTTTTCGTTACCAGCGAGAATTGTTTGTCCTACACCAAGGTGAACAGTTGAATTTTCACGGTTTTCAGAACCTAATAAAAGTGCATGAGAGCCTGAGTTTTGGTAACCTAATGCGACTGAACCATTAGATGCTCCTTGTGGGGTTGTTATGTTTCTAAATCCTATATTTGTTCTATGTGTTACGGCCGCCCCATCTCTGTTCTCATTTTGAACACCGATGTTAATTGATGTTGATCCGTTTGGTACAATGTTCTTATTACCAATCGTTACTGAGTATAAAGAGCCTGAGACTGTATTGTCAGAACCAAGTGTGATACCAGCTTTAGCATCTGCCGTACCTGATACATCATTTCGATGACCAATGATGATGCTTTCTTGTCCAGATAGCGTGTTACTGTCACCTATTATAACAGAACCACTTAAGTAAGACCTGTTAGAGTTTCCTATGTAAACTTGACTTGTTTGTCCATACTGTAAATCTTTGTTCAATCTTCCAATGGCTGTAGAGAATTTACCAGAAAGTGTATTTTGGCGACCTAAAATATTTGTACCACCTAGTGAGTACAAACTTCTGTTGGATTCGCCAATGGCTATGGCAGTTCCTCCGGCTCTACTATTCGTACCTTTTACCTTGTTAATATATCCTAATATTACATTAGGTTGCCCGGCCGCTCTTTGGCTAGATTCTATGTTCTCTTTACCCATTATAACACTACCAAAAGCTCCAGTACCTGAGTTTTGGAAACCTATTGCGATTGATTCACCTTTTGCTGAGTTTTGGTAACCTAGTGCTATACTACCACTGTTGTTATTATCAGATTGTTGAATATTTGATTCACCAATACCTATACCTCTAAGTCCTGATACAGAGTTAGTAAGACCGATAGATACAGAAGCAAGCTGACCTTTGTTACCTTTACCAATGATTACGTTCTGACCACCAACATTACTACTACCTAAGGCCGCTGTTGCACTTATCTCATAGTTTTGTGAACCAATTAAAATAGCGTCTGAGTTACCACTTGTAGTATTGCCGTGACCAATAATAACACCGGAACCGGCTGCCATAATTGAGTTGTTGCTATGACCGATTGCAATTACACCTTCACCATCTACAAGTCTATTTTTATATCCTAAAATTAAACCTCTACTATTTGCACCCGTATTATTGTTATAAGCACCAAATGTCAAGTTAGAATTAACATTTGTTCCGATTACATTACTTATGCCTATTCCAAATGTACCGTCACTCGTAAAAGATCCGACTGAGCCTGTGTTTGTTTGACCTATCGCCATTGCTTTAGAGGCAATAGCAGATTCTATTCTATTGTTTTCACCAAATGCCATATGGCCTGAGTTTGCCACACCTACCAAAGTTGTGTTTTGGTTAAGACCGGTTCCTTCAGCTATATTATCACTACCAATTAAGTAAGATTCTGATGAATCTCTAAGTTGATTAGAATTACCCAGCATAGCACCTTTACTCGCAACATCGCTAGTTTGTGTGTTTCCAACACCAAGACTGGTTATTTGAGCGCCTGCGATTGAGTTTTGTGATCCTATAGCCACAGAATAAGAGCCACTAACACCGTCTGAAGCATTTGACCCTCTCACACCAGCTATGTCAATGATACCTATTTTGCCATTGTAGTTGAAGTTGGTGTTGAGACTCATTCCACCTATCAAGCAATTCTGTCCAACATTGTCTTGAAAGTTAGCAAATCTTAAACCTGGTGCAGTTTGTGTAAGTCCACTTAAAACCATGAATGAAACTGCTGAGGGTTTGTAATCATTAATATCTTGATCATCGGTACCATCTAATGTAATTGATTTTACGCTAGTATGACCAGATATTACAAATTTACCGGAGTTCGTTAGATCAACATCCACACCAGAAGTTAAAACAGTATTGGCCGATAAAGCTTTTTGAGCCACTGATGTGTTTGTCGTAACAATCTGAGCAGAGAGTGGTGTTCCTTTGCCAGCTTTACCACTCAATTCTGCTATAAGAGAATCATCACTCGTAGCAGAAATTGTCAAAGAAGCAACTCTACCAGATAAAGGTAATCCTTTACCAGCTTTACCACTCAATTCTTGTATTAATACGGTATTTTGGTCGGGGTTTTGTGCTGAAAGTTCATATGTAATACCGCTTACTGTTTCTAATACGGTAAAAGCATTATTTATCGCATTTCTCCACTGTAAGTTCGTCTGATTGTTACCTAGCGGTGTTAATGACATTGTTTGTTCTCCTCAGTTAAAAAATTATTATCCAGCGTGGCCAGTAAATGTGTGCATATCAGGTGGTGCCATATTCTGTCCATTTACTGGTGAATATGAACCCGAAGCTCTTCCGGTCCAAGTAACATCAAAAGCTTCATCGTAGCTGGTTACATTACCAACTTTTTTGATTCTAACAATCCTTTGCTTTCTATGTCCGCTTAGTGAATCAGAGCCGTATATTTCAGCGGCCTCTCCGGCTGATGCACTTATTGCCAAGTAACACATATAAGTTGTATTGGCATCCGCCTCATCAATCTTATGTGGTGTAATGGTGTTTACATCTTCAACTCTATAATGTGAATTACTATATATCGGCATCTTTCTATCTCCTATCTAATATCGTTAAATCTTCCTTCAGTCTCTTCTAGTTCAAAATATTGGAATGTTAATTCTACATCGAATGTAGAAATGTCTGCTGATTCATTTGATAAATCAATAGTACCAACACTACTAGGAGTGCAACCAACAAGTTTATATATCTCTGCAACTGTTTTCATATCATCTTTAAAGAAGATCATTCTTATATTGCTCGTTGTGTTTATCTTTTTATCACCTTCCATAATAGAACCATCTGTCAAAGCTGGATTTGAAACTGTAGACATCCATTTTAACATTGCTCTATGATATTCACCGTCTGAATCATTCTTGATTGTAATTGTTGTTGTCTGATCCATTCCTAATCTTGTAGGAAGTTTAAAAGGATATCCATGATAAAATACATCTGTAAACTCCTGCTGTCTTGCAGGAAGTGAGGCTGTGCTTGCCCACATTGTTAGGTTTTGTAAAGATTCATCAACTTCGGCTATACCTGTCGTAATAATGAGTTGGAATTGATTTTGCTTTCTAATTCCTCGCTCTTTGAGTTCATTCATAAAATTTGTTAATGTCTTCGGTTCCATATCTCTCTCCGTTATTCGGTGACTTTATCTTCAAAGTAAGAACACCAGTCAGATTCCGGTCTTTTTATGACAGGGTAAACAGATGTTATACATTTTCTACCCTCCCTGTCTGTGGTATTTATAGGAATAGGTGGATTTAACCTACAAAAATTATTGTCTTCCTCGAAAAAATCACAGTCAATACAAGCTCTTTTGGTATTCATACTAAATCTTCAATCCTTCTTTTCTTAATCTTTGTCCTACACTCGTTACGATTTCAGAAAAGTTATCTTTAACAATGTTTTTATCAACATTTTTAGGTAGCTTCTTACTAGACTTCATGTCTTTCATTAAACTCATAAGGTCTTTTTTATTTTTTATCTTTTTACTTCTGACCATATCAACAACATAATCAACTACCATATCTTTTTCGATTTCAATATCTTTAAACTTACCTTCTACTATTTCTTCTACAACATGTACACACCTGTCTTTTTCGTATATAGCAAATCTTTCTTTTATCTTCTCTTTAGATACTTTAAATTTTTGTTCAAAAGGTGTTCCACATAAAGGACAATTAGTTGGATATTTACCAGCAAATGAAGGCATGTGAAAATTACAGCTAGAACACACTTTCTTAATTACTACATTACCTTTAATGAGATCGGGTTTTCTGAATGCGTTTGCGATACCCTGTGTTATCATAAACCTTTTCTCATTTATTCTAGCGTTACCCTCTTCATCGTATACAATAATGTCATCAGAATCTTCTGTTACTTCTTCAGAACGACTTTCCATTTGTATATCGCTTTTAGTGACCGATTTAACTTCGTTAATTTTAGCCGATCTTTCCTCTGACTTTGAAAATACTTCAACATCTTCGACCACATCTTCTATACCTAACATCTTTTCATAAGCTTCTGATATTCCATCATTAATTTTAAAGCTCATTTCTTTTGTTTCTGTGACTTTCATAACTTTGTGACTCCTTAGCGTATCTATATTTACTTATTTAAGAGTAAAAAACCTTTTTATATGGTGTATAATACCACATGAATAATCAAATCAAACAATTCGGTGACTTGAATATCTTCATAGATGCATCATATGTAATGTATTATACTGTTCATGGTGCTTTTTCTATGTGGAAGAATGAATATACTTCCAGATTTAATGAGAGGTGTCCAGAGAAGGTAGTATTCGATGCTCCTGACATCACAAATGATGACAAATACTTATACTGCCTTCAGAAAAAGATGGAAAACAATCTAGACTCTATATTCAACATCATCAAAAACAAAATGTTTGATGGTTTTCATCCTCCCGGTTTAAGACCTAAAGTTTACTTCTGTCTCGATGATGTATCTCGAAACTATTGGAGAAAGCAGAATATCTTCAGAGAATATAAGGCTAACAGAAAGTCTATACCATCTTATTTCAATGCCGGTAAAGCTTTCAGGTACCTATATGAGATAATACTACCACAACTTGAGTTAGAAGAGTTCTTTGGTATTAAAAGTATTCTCGTAGAATCAGCAGAAGCTGATGACATTATCATGACACTTGTTCGTAGAATGAAGCATAGTAATAATTGTATCATAGCTACAGACCATGATATGATACAGGTTCTAGACAAAGCCAGAATGTTTGATCTACAAGGCAAAGAGATAAACATTGGTTACATCTCAAACAAATGTATTGGTAGTGAAGATATGACCAGTGAGACGTATCTCAAGACTAAACTTCTTGTAGGTGATAAGTCTGATAATATACCTCAAGTATTTGAAAGAGTTGGTTGGAAGAAAGCATGGAATTTGATGAGTGATGTAGATACACTTAAAGAGAAACTAAAAGACCAACAAGCTTTCGATAGATTACAACTTAATTCAAAGTTAATAGACTGTAAATACATACCTAGTGGTATTCAAAAAGACATTATAAAGTCTTATATAGAAACAAAATCATAAGGGTATAATCAATTATGATGAAAGACACACCGAATGTGGTAATTTACAAATACTCAACTGTAGCATCTTATATGCTAGAGAGATTTATTGACGATCAATCCGAAAGTATAATCCGTGAAGGTGATAATATAATCTTTACAAGAAACTATGAGTCTAGATTCTTAGTAAAAGCATTTACAGACTATATCAATGACTTCTTTAACATTGAATGTGATTATCCATATGGTAAACAAAAGACTATTGTAGTTGGTACATGCTACTCACATCATAATTGGAAATGTAAGTTTATCGATCAGATAGAAAACAACTCTGCAAGAAAATTTATTAAATCAAAAGTTCCAGTCAGATATGCATTTTCGGATAGAAATTTTATGGCAGATGAATCACTTATAAACCAACTATTAGACACACTTGTCGGTAAACTAATGAGAGGTGACATAACAGTAACAACGCCTAATTTTTCCACCGTAAAGTTTGTATTCGTAAAAGATGTATCTGAGAATGATATAGCATCTGTTTTGAGAGGTTATCACAGTTATAAGAATTGCTATGTATATCCTAATTCAAAAAGTGAGTTACTGTTTGATATAAACAGAATGGTTTACAAAACAGTATCGAAGAAACATAGAATAACATCCGACCTAAAAGATAAAGTGCTTTATATGTATGAACTTACTTGTTCTCCTGAAGAGAATGAATAAATAAACTTGTATGAGTAGAGAAAATTATACTGGTTGGAAATTGATGTCTAGTCGAAAGAAGTTCGAAGAAGCACCTGAAGAATATATTGGCTTTGTCTATGAAATACTTGATAAAGAAACTAATATGAGATACATAGGTAAAAAGAAGTTCTGGTCTAAAGTCACAAGACCACCTCTCAAAGGTCGAAAAAATAAAAGACACTCACTCAAAGAATCTGACTGGAAAGACTATTATGGGTCTAGCGATGAAGTGAAACAACTTGTGGAGAATACAGGTACTTGGAGATTTGAGAGATACATACTTCGTCTGTGTAAAACATCTGGTGAAATGTCTTACTATGAAATGAAAGCACAAGTTGAAAATGATGTCTTACTCAAGCCAGATGAATATTACAATGCATTTGTTGGTGGTAAGATTCATAGAAGTCATCTAGGTCATTTAATTAAGAAGAAAAAGTAGTATAATCCTTCATGAGTGAAGAAAATAAAAGATCATTTTTTGATTGTATGAAGAATATTATTCAAGCAAAGAACAAGGATGTTTTAGAGTCAGACATATCCTCACCAACATTTGACACAATGTATTCGAAGTATATGGTTCAAAGATATATAAGCATGTATCCACCATATATGAAGTTTATAGATAAGCATCAAGTCGCCTTAGAATCATTGTCTAATGAAATGCACTATAGATTTCTCTTCAAAGTAATACCTCAAAATAGAAATTTGTGGATTAAGTACATATCCAAAGGTAAGAAAAAGAAATAGTTATTTTTTTAAGTGTGCAAAGTTTTTATAATAAAGATTCGCCAAATTACCTCTACCTAAAAGTTCCTCAGGATTGTCAAAAATAATCTTAGAGTAAACACCTCCGTAATGTATACAATAGGCTTCTTTTTTAAGAAACTCAGGTTTTAAAACATCAGCGATTGCATTCCATTTACAATCCAAGAATGAATATGATATTCCTAAATTATGAACCATACCGTTTATTAAAGGCATATCTTCAGTTCCAAAGTTTTTATGAGGCCAAGCATTTGTTTGATCAATAGACTTTCTATTGTTTAGCATGTTAACCCAGTTTTCTCTAAAAAGCTTTCTACACTTTCTATTCGCTATCCAAACACCTGTATTCATATACTCATGAATCTTATGATAAAAATCATAAATGTAGGCATGATCTTTGATAAAATCCATACTGTATCTAGTTTTTATAAAAATATTATTGTAATATTTAGCATAACCATTAGGTTCATTGACAGCATGAAAATCTTTTGACTTATCTATCTCGTTAAAGATATTAGGTATATCATCTGGAGACTTCATTACAATATCCGAGTCAATATACATTATCCATTCATATTCATCAAATTTTTCTTCGCAAAGAGCCAGACACCATAAAAACTTCATAAAGACATCTTTATATACTTTACTTTCTGGTAAATCGGGTTTGTCTTCGAAGATATAATCACAACCTATGCTCTTGGCATATTCACTAACAGTTTCTTTAGACTTTAGAACTAATCTTCCGTCGGAATATTTTCCGCCATTGTGACCATCATTCTTACCTGTTTGTATAAAGCACTGATAAATTAAATTCATATTAAGTCCTTAAGATGTTCATAGAACATATGTGTTAAATGTGTTTTACCTAATAATTCTGGATATTTAAACATGATTTTCGCTCTTGGACCTGCGTAATGTAGAGCGTATGCCTCATTTTTAAGAAAATCAGGTCTCATAGATCCACATGTTGCGTTCCATTTACAATGTAAAAATGAATATGATATTCCTAATTTATGAATCATACCGTTTATCAAAGGTTGATCGGTATAAGCTAAACCAGGTCTTGGATATCTAGATTTTGATTCATCTAATGTCTTTTTGTTTTTAAGTGTGTTAACCCAGTTTTCTCTAAAAAGCTTTCTACACTTTCTATTCGCTATCCAAACACCTGTGTGCATTTGATCATATAATTTATGATAGAAGTCATAAATGTAGGCACGATCTTTAATAGCTTCTAAACAAAGTCTAGTTGTTTGATAAGGGTCATTATAATAATCTTTCATGCCGATAGGCTCGTTAACCGCATGAAAATCTTTTGTTTTGTCTATCTCGTTAAATATATTTGGTAGTTTTTCAGGAGATTTCATCACTATGTCCGAGTCAATGTGTAAAATCCATTCATATTCATCAAATTTTTCCTCACACAAAGCCATGCACCAAAGATATTTCATAAAATTTTTATTAAATATTTTATCTTTTGGTAAATCAGGTTTATCTTGAAATATATAATCACAACCTATGTTTTCTGCATATTTTTTAACTGAGTTTTTAGAAGCCTCTAATAGTTTTTCATCGTCCGTATTACCGAACCACCTGCTAACATCATCTTCTTTATATCCATTTTCTCCCGTTGTGACAAAACATTGATAAATTAAATTCATTTAGAATACTTCCTCTCCAATAAAATCATTTAACATCTTATTAAATGGCTTATAATATTCCTGTATATATTCTACATGTTCATCTTTTATTTCAGAAGACGCATCATATAGTTTAGAATTAAAATCGTGTGATTGAACTTTTAGGTTTTTATTTATTTCTATTTCATCTATATCTAAAAAATTAAATATAGAATTATAATATTTCTTTTTATCTTCAGGACTACCTGATAAATCCGAGAATTTGTTTATTAGAACATTTCTATTAAAGTTTGATTTACCTATCATGGATAGTATATTTTTTATGTGAGTTATGTATTCACCTTGATAAAAATAATTACCTCTCCCTTGTCTATAATTCTTTGTGTACCAACCTTGATTTTTATGCATTTCGACTATTTCATCTAGTTTATTAGGTTCTAAACCTAATCTTTGATTTGCTATGTAATCTATTTCGTTTTTGTGTTTGTTGTAAAAATCTTCACCATTTCTGTTTATAACATCTGCTATTGAATTTGGATTAGTAGACATTTCAAACACCATTCTAAAGTGTTTATAATGTGATAAAAATCTATCAACAGGCTCTCTTAAACATATCATCATTTTTATATTAGGAAAATCAGTTAACAATCTACTCATTTCCAAAGGACAATAAAAATATGAAGGTGTACATTCAAAATTCTTTATTTTGGGGTTAAGATTAGTTGACCATATTTCTTTATATGCATTTAGTGTTCTATCATGATAAAAAGAATCATAGTAATGATATTCTTTTCGTAAAGGTCTTTGAAAGCCTCCACCCCAACCATCACCTTCGAATAATAAAGGGTGTTCTTTAATATTATTCCAAACAGTTGAAGAACCTGTTTTCATGGGACCTAACATTATAAAATCTGGACCTCTACCTACATACACGTTTCTATTCTCCTAAATCTTCAAAGTTATTATTTTTTAGTCTTAGCCATCTTTTATATTCATGATGATTTTCAAATCTGTCTACAGTTTCTTGTTTTATGAGACCCTCTGAAACATAATAGTCCCATCCTTTATTTGAACTAGTATTTGATCTTGGTTTACTTTTATATTTGTGTGAGAAATAAGTCTCTAGGAAATGTCCGAAGTTTTCATCGTTGAACTCTTTTACAAAATCTAATTGTATAATCCAATAAGGTATACTCCAAAGTATCAGATTTTCAGGTTTTAACATCTCATTTACAAAAGCATCTATACTCATTTTTTTTATATCCATTTCAACTAACTTAAATGGATTTTTCTCTGACTCTTTCTCTACTGCGAAACACCAAAGAGAACATATCAAATCTTTAGGCTCACGAACAAATGTAAACAAGAACCAGCCATTCTTCTTATATTGCAAAATGGTATCTCTGTCCCAACTTATGTGATGATTGTGTACGAAAGCCATACCTTTTTCTTGTTTATCAATATCAAGTAACTCTTCTTGAGTAAAGTCTCTCCATATCTCTGAATACCAAGTATTGTATATTTTGTGATTTTTCAATATGTCCCAGAGATAGTCCATTGTATAAACACCTGCACATTTACCAAAATGTATAAAACCTATCTTTTTAGGAGTAGTTGATATTTCACTTATACCAAACTCATCTTTTATGAAGTCTAATACAAAACTATTCTTACCTTCACATGATACTTTAAGTGTAGATACAAGTCTTTTTATGTCTTTTTGAACATTAGTGTCTTTGAAGTTTATTTCAGGGTCTGTATGAACATGATAACTTTTTATCTCACCTAATGTTTCTTCTAGATACTCTATATCTTCTGCAAAATAGTTTCTCCAAAACCCTATATTATGTGTTCTGTCAAATATATCTGTATCAAAAAAGTTAGGTATATTATTCATACACTCTTGTTCATAAAAAAGAGAATCGTGTAAGTAATTCTTTTCCCACCAGTCTGGAAAATCTTTTCTAGCACAAAACAGATAACCAGCGTTATATATACCTGAAACACTTTCATGTGAATTTTTATTTAATATGAAATGATAGTGTGGTGATAAGACCACTTCATGACTATATGTTAAGTCTAATTCATGAACTAGTATAATATCAGCATCTAAGAAAAAAGTGGTATTATGTTCACTCATCGCAAATCTCATAGCTGACATCTTTTTCAGAATAGGCATTTTTTGATGATATTGATTTAAATTTAGGTGTTTAGAACTCATCTCTTTAGATTTCTCTTCTATTTGTTCTTCATCTAATTCTACGGAGAAATATAAATCTTTTATGTTGTACTTTTCTGCTCTTTTTTCTATATATTCTTTTGAAACAGTGTCACACACAATGTAAATTGGTTGATAATGAAATTTTCTAATACTCCTTATAGATATGAAGGACTCTTTCATCATAGGTTCTGTTGTTACAGTTGAAAAACTTTGAAGATAGTGTTTTTTATCTGATTTCTTTTTATTTAAGACTAGATTTAAATGTCTATCTTTATCATCACAGTAAACGACAGTATGTGCAAAATCATGGTCTCCTGTTAAAAGTGCTTGTGACATAAGACGATTTAACTGTTCATCATCTCTATGTCTTAGTATCGTCTTGTTTTTCTTTCTTTTATTTAATACGAAATCATCATACTGACCTACAGAGTCATTGATGCTTATGAAAACTCTACAACATCTTACACCTAAAGGAGTGTTTTTTGTATTTTCAAGTAAAGTTCTATCAATACTAGATAAGAACTCACTTACACTCTCTACTTCATTGTCTAGTATGAATACAAAATTAATCCACTCACCTGATTGTAGAATAGGTGATATAAGACTTAAGTCTTCAAATCGATTTATATTCATGACTAGATTTCTATTCTGTAAACCATCTCTGGTACTATATCCGTGATTCGCTCTAACACTTGTTATTTTTTTAAGACTTTTAAGATTATACTCTTCTGGAAAATATTTCTTTTTTATGTCTTCGTCTTTTTCTAGAATTACAGAAACCTTGGTTTTGTCTATTTGTTTTATTGAGGAATCATCTGTGATACCCTGAAGACAGAATGAATTTGAAAAACTCTCATCAATCAGAAAGTAATTACCGCTATTTAGAAGAAACGATTCTTTTTTATTGTGATTAGCTCTTTTTACTTGATCAACAATTAGGTCTTCATAGAATTTGTAAACATTGTCTTCTACTTTCTTTAGATTATATGTTTCATCTTTGAAATGTAACTTAGGTACAGCCATCCGTCTCTCCTTAACAATACAACTCTATTTATCTATTATACATCGTATTGTGATAGCTTAAAACCTCTTTTCGTAGCTTTTTATTTGACGACCATTGAAGTAGACCTGTTTTTGAATCAGTTTGTAAGTCCAAATTTGGATTAAAATTAAATCTTTCTAATATTTTTTCTCTAAACTCATATTTTCGATTGTAATTACCATGATAAAGATGTTCTATTTCTCTATTTTCTAAGTAACCAGAACTCTCAATGTGTTTCTGACATAGCTTATAATAATCAGTGTAAAGTTTTTTAAGCTGACTACAATTATTGAGAGTCCTCTTTGATATATTCTTTAAATTACCAGTAAAAGCACCTGCTAATAGACAGTCACCATTTCCTGTTATATGATAATCAAAAAGACCACCTATTTTATCAAGTACATCTCGTCTGATTGCCCAGCCGTATCCTGTCCAACCTTTTATCTCATCGACAAAGCAATTATTATGAACTTTATATGTACAACCATCTTCGTCTAGTTGGCGAACAGTTTCAAATAGTTGTATTACGGAGTGTTTTTGTAATTTTTTTGAAATAGCCCAGTCTGTCATTGCATGACTAAAGATAATGTCTGCATCCACCCAAGATATGTATTCAAATTCTTTTGGTATCTTTTTTATAGCAATATTTATAAGTCTTTCTTTCTGCCATATAACTGTGTTCTTATCAGCACGGAGTCTTATAAATCTTTCGGATTCTGGTATTCTAAATTGACTATCACCAAACGCTAGTTCAATCACAAACATATTATTATTCCAGGAATTTAAATTTCTGAATTTTTCAAAGTTCTTATTTTGATAAGAATCTTTTTTATATGTAAAGACCGGAACTATGAAGGCGGTTTTACTCATAGAGTTGTTTGTCCTTCGTTCTTATAACAATAACAACTCATGTTCGTAAGTAGTTCCGATAGTAATTTAAAATAAGTTACGATTTCACTATCCAAAAATGATTCTCTAGCCATTGAATCAGATATTGATCTAGATGTTATTATCCAGGACAATACCGTATTATCAACTGGCAACTCAAAATTTATAGGTCTTAAATTATTATCTAGTTTATTGATTGTATTAATATCATCTTCGATTACTATATGATAGTCTCCAATCTCTTCAGGTGTTATCGCATCTTTATCGTTATTATAAAAATTCAATAACTCTTCTAGAAACATTTTTTGACAGAATAGTATAGACCTACAAGTAATACCTTTATCTTGATATGATTTCCAGTCTTTATGATCTCCTAGAGTCTTGAAACAGGAGATTAAATCCTTTAATAATATTTTTTCTTTTACTCTCGTCATTTAATATACCTCACAAGTTTTTTGCCACCATTGTGGTTCTGGTCGTTTTGACCAAATCATTTTAAATCGATGTCTCTTAGTTGCATAAAAGGCACGATAAGCATCAATAGGATCATCAAGCATACATTCTGGATTTGAACCCATGGCTAATTTAAAAGGTGTTAAATTACCTTCTGGTATATTCACAGGATAATTAGATAGTGGTTCTCTCAATAATTTATCGGTTAGGTGTTTTTTACCATATCGATAAGTGTATTCATCACACAGATGACAAAAGAAGTCATAGTGCCATTTGTAATTTTCGGTTGTCTCTGTTGACCAAATAGTACATGGATGCTTAGGATGAACCGCTTTGTAAAGTACGTCTTCACGCCAATCAGTCAGTCCCCAGTAACTTATCTTTCTGCCCGATTTGCTCTTAATTTTAGTTTCAACACCATCAAGTAGCCTATGTGCTGTTGATAACATTTGACCAGACTCAACGACCATTTTAGGTACATGTTTGTCACAATGCATCTCAACTGCTTTTTGTGGGTCTTTATGTAGTACAAATATATTCATATCTTTCCTCTTTTGAATTAGATATAATATAGATAAAATTACAAACAAAGTCAATTAAAATCCTGAAAACTTTTTAGTTCTTCGGATATGGGACCGGTCATGTCTTTCATCTGATAAGCATCATATGTTGCATCATCATGTAGCCATATAAGTATTCTCTGAGAGACTGGTATACCGATTTGCTCTAACATAAGTTGATAATATGATAACTGTAATTGATACTTATTAAATGGTGTGTCTAACATATCTGAGAATGGATAGTATAACTTTTGATCTTTAAAGTTCTTGAATAAATCTTTGTTCGTCTTATAGTCACCTATCAAAAAAGAGTTCTTTTTCTTATTATAGAGGATAATATCACCAGTACCAGCATATAGGTATTTGTGATGATACATCTTAAGTTCTGTTGCAAAAGGAACTATATAATCAGGTAAGTCGTCCCAGAATGTTGAGATAGCTTGTTCTAATGGTGTAGTTGGTTCTAAGCTTCTATCAAAAGCATATCTTTCACCAAAGTAGTGTGCTTTGTCACCTCGCTCACAAGCTTTCTTAGAGTTCTCTTCCCACTCCGCTAGAATCTGTTCTTCAGTCACACCTCTTCTTCTGGCAACAAACTTACTAATACTTTTGTCAAATGGTTTGTAGTATCTTTGAATTAATTTGGAAACTGATGGTATAACTTGTTCTTCGACAGTATAGATATGATTATTTTCATCGAAGTTTAGGTGGTTAAATAACTCACCACACTTCATATATAAAGATTCCACACTCATTTCAAACTCACATTTAAACTACACTTTTTTTAATAAAAAATGATATAGTGCAAATATCACAAAAAATCAACATAAACCACTGTACTAACTTATTTTACATTATTTCACCATTTAGTGGTATAATAACAAAAAAGAACAATACAAAATGATATATGTTTTTAAATGAAAATTGTCATATCACAACCATACAGATAATTATACCGTTTTTCTCTTATATTTATAGTAAACAATGACCATTGTAATCGCTGAAAATAGACCGGCTAGATAATTTGACAACCACCAAAAGTCATATCCAACTCTTAAAATCGTATAAAATATAGCTGATATATAACCTACAACGGACAGTGTAAAGAGAGGTAAACTTATATCTTCAACCGATTTTGTTCTAATTGATTTGATTATCTGAGGCCAGTAGCATATCATAAAACATATCGTATATATTACACCTAAAATGTTTTCTATCATTAAACCTCATCACTCTCTTCAGGTTCTTCGATTGGTTCTAAAACCATCTCACCGTTTTCATCGTAATGATATTTAACAAAGTTTTCCTCTGCTAGTAAATCTAAAATAATTGATGTTGTATGGCCGTAGCTTTTATTACGACCTAAATCATAAGCTAGTAGAATTGAGCCTATGAACCAAAGTGCTATGATTAAATATATCATTAATACTTATCTCCTCTCCATAAATCAAAAATATAATACATTGTAATTCCTAGTAAAGTCCATGTCATCATACTAAACATGTCATCTGGTTTTATTAGTAAATTTTGATATATATCCATTGTTTCTCTCTCTATTTATAAAATATATGAAGGCCAATCTTCACAGTTTTTTTCATGTTTTTTGCCCAGTAAGGACTCACATAATCAGCATGATAATGATCTGCACCTTTTGTGTAATTTGTTGTAGGATCAGAATAGGCTATCTTCAAGGCTTCATTCCAACGAGGATGTTTTGATGCTTTCTCGATAGTCTTCTCTATGTCTTTTCCGTTCCAACATGAAAATTGTTTCCGAGCCAAACACACCTCTGAAAAGGATTGATTCTTTTTAATGGCTCGGTTGTAAATTACTTCATAAACCGCTTCAAGAGAGCCTTCATCATATTCACCACCAGCTTCTAAAATCAAAGTAGTAGCAACAATAGTCTGATCATAATCTGCTTGAACAAAACAAACAAAACCAATAATAGACAAAATAATTAGTACTATAATCTTATTCATACCTCTCTCACTTTCTACAGATAATGTACTATAAAATGGTGATAAGGTCAATGACTATTTTTGACTATCTCCAGGTAAAACTCTGTAGTTATCTTCTACGGAATCAGGTGTGGAAACCTCAATTATTTCTGAATTATCTTCAAGAGCAATAAGCTGATGTGGTTCTAATGGCTCGTTTCTCCAAGTCTCACCTTCTTGTAGAATAACAGACCTCTGTTCAGCATTCTTGGTGTTGATATAAATTAGTTCAAAAGAGCCTTTGTTTACATACCAAGACTCGTCTTTTTCTCGGTGAAAATGCATTGAGAACTTCGACATAGCTTTGTTAAAATGCATAATTTTACCACAATACTTATCATTTGTAGCAAATATCAATTCATATCCCCAAGCCTTATCTACCTTACCTTCTAGTCTCTCTGTGAAAGAGCCGTCAGTGTAATAGTCTTTACTACCATAACTGGTGGTATGCGTTCTCTTATCCACAACAAAATATTCACTCATTTTCTATATACTCCCTTATATCAATCCAGTCTAACTTAAAGTATTTCTCTAATTGTCCTAGATTAGCTTGTGTAAATTCTTGATACTGTCCTTTTAATTTATCAGGAAAAGGTATCTCAACTATTGGTACATTATACTTATTTGACAGGGCTTTTGCGATGTCCAAGAAACTAATTGCCTTACCTGTTCCTACATTGAAAACACCATTTTCTTCTATATCAAACATTCTTAAATGACATTCACACACATCATCTACACAAACAAAATCTCTCTTATAATTTTCACTACCTTCAAATATTCTTATCTCACCATCTTCTAATGCTTGTTTCTTAAACTTGTGATAAGGACTTGCTTGATCACCTTTATGATCTTCATGTTGTCCATAAACATTAAAGTATCTGAAGCCTTGAACTGTTATAGGATGAGTAACTTTCTCATACCACAACCATCTATCAAATAGATATTTTGACCAAGCATATGGACTTTCTGGTCTGAGAGGACCATCTTCTGTAAAATGTTCTGTCTGTCCGTAAACACTCGCACTACTAGAATACTGGAAGTGTACACCATGTTTACAACACTCTTCGTATAGCCATCTAGAAAACTCAAGATTGACATTGATTATCTTGTCAACATCTCTCTCCGTTGTAGAAGATATTGCACCGAAATGAATTACTTTGTCCATTCCTCTAACATCAGGTAAGTCTGTCGTGTTTAGTTCATAACCATATAGTTCATGGTCTTTAGTCAGACGATTAACCATATTCTGACCAATGAAACCTTTGTTACCTGTTATTAATATCTTCATTTCTTTAAATCACCTTTCTTTATCCAAGCTGTTAAGCCTGACCAAGTCTCGTAATTATTCGATGGTAAAATATACAATATTTCGGGTATCACTTTTTTTATATTCTTTAAAACTTTAAAAACATCATGTTTCTTTTCATTAACATCGTGAAAAAATACATATCCATCTTTTTTACAATGATTATATGCATACATTATATCCCAAGCGACAGCAGGGTAATCATGACCACCATCAACAAATATAAAATCAAACTTCTTATTCTTAAGTATTTCTGGTAAGAAGAAAGAGTTTTTGTTTATATATTTTACGTTAGATTGATTTATATTTTTATTAAAAAATTGCTTATCATTTTTTCTAATAGCTAACTCTTGATAACTCTCATCATCTTCTGAAAGATCACAGGTGATTATATTTGCATCAGGCCATAATTTAGAAAATAAATTAGTCATCTCACCTTTACCTGTACCTATTTCTAAAATGTCTTTTATATCAGGTCTGTGAATCGATAGAGATGTAAAATATATAAAATCTTTTCCTTGTCCTTTAAAATCTTTAGTCACAAAGTAAATGTTTTCAGGTCCAACTATAGACATTAACTTATCTTCAGCTTTTTTTACATCAGTTAATTCCCAATCACAATAATTAATTCCTCTATAATCTTCGAACTTTATATTAGCTACCGAACTTCTATTGAAAAAGTACTCATAAGCATCAGGACCACACTCTACAACATCTTTCATTTTACTGGCTCATCTCTTCTATAATCTTCGTGGTCGAATAACCCTCTACAGTAGGTACAATATAGACAGGTGCGATGTCTTTTCCTACGACATCATCTGGTTCATAGTCACCACCTTTGACAATACAGTAAGGTTCTAACTCTTTGATGAGTTCATAAGGTGTGTCTTCTTCAAAAATAATTACTCGATCAACATAAGGTATCTGTTCTAAATTTCTTTTTCTTACATCTTGACTGTTAACTGGTCTATCTTCACCTTTAAGTCTTTTTGTACTCTCATCTGAATTGATACCAACAACAACAGTTGATTTACCTATATCATAACAATATTTCAATAGTTCGATGTGTCCTTTATGTAGTATATCGAACACACCGTTTGTAAAAACAATTTCTCTAAATTCTCTAGGTACTACATATTCTTCACTCATGTTAATTTTCTCCATTGACTAGGATCTAGTGTTTTATTTTCAAGTTTCTCTTTTGACGTAATCATTAAATCATAAGAAACACAATATCTATCTTTTTCTGAAAATGACTCGCTTACATAATGTAGTAAATTAGAGGGAAAGATAACAAGTGTCCCGTCTTCAGGCTTTAACTTATGTATATGTGACTCACAATTAATAGGTAGGTTTTGAAACAAATCATATTCACTTTCAAATGTGAGTTCTGCACCTTCATCTTTATTGACTGAAATATAGAACACACAACTTAAGTGAGCGTTTACATGCTTATGTGGTGAAACTCCACCTTCTTTTTGAAGTCTGACACCCCAAGATTTTTGTACATAAACATCCGGTATATTTTCTGAACCTAGTTTATTAATATACTTTCTAGTCTGCTTTGCGATGAACTTGTTTACATCTGAAAAGCAGTCTAACTCATGTGGTTGTTTTATATCACTATAAATATCGCCAAAAAAAGAAGGATTATGAGAACTAGAATTAAAACTAGAGTCCCGTACAAGATTCGAAACAGCTTGTATAAGATTTTCTTTATCATATTCCTCCATCTTCGCTTGGAAGATAGGTGTCCCTAAAATATATTCTACCATACTAAATTACTCAAAAGCTGAAAGTCTTGAAGATACAGAGGTCGCTGAAATTGAAGTATTCTTAATGTTCGCTATCTCGATCCGTTTAACAATATCATCTACTGACTCAATCGTTGGTCTCTCTTCTGTAGACTCATCGAAAGTTAAATGATAAAGTGATGAACTATCTAACATAAAAGATTCCTCACTACTGGTATATCCAGGTAATTGGCTTATCTTATAATAAGTTTCTTGTAATGGTCCGTCAATCTCTGTACCAACGAATCTGGCCGAGAGACCATCTCCACTTATTTGACCTGTAATTACATTGTAACTAACTGAGTCTCCAGCTTCACTTACATATGCTTCAATATCATCGTGGTTATCTTCCCAGTCAATAAATGAATTTTTACCCGATCTATCTGATTGATATTCTAATCCCGAAAGTAATGACCATCTAGAATTTACTTCCAACTGATCTCTCATACCTTTAAATCTATAAACATTAAATGTGTAATTCGCCATAAAAAACCTTTCCTGTATTTACCATTTTTCTACCCAATCTTTTGGGTTCCTTTCATAAGTTTCAGATAGGTAATTATACAAAAAATAAAACGTGATTATAATCAATACAACTAAAAGAAAAGGTGCATACTGCACCAAGTCATAGTAATCTAATTTACCCGTCATGTTACAAATCTTTCAAAATAGTCATCCACATTATGAGCCTTGTCATCAATCCACACATCATAAGCTGGTTTACCCATCTTAAAAGATGTAAACTTAACTCCCCAATCTTTGAGTTGCTTCTCAGTTAGAGCGGTCTTTTCCTTCACAGTGTTTGAATTGGCACCTCGTGCTGTCCAATAGTGAATCTCATGACCCTCATCATATAGTTTGTTAAAGTGTTCGATACGGTGTTTATAAGGCTTCGCATTCTCATATAGATTGTTCGTACCGCCAGATTCTGTTTCTACGATGCATAAAGAACAAATCGTACCGTCAATGTCTACTATATATTTCATAATTTATTATACTCGCATTTCCCCACACTTTTTAATATATTCTTCATTTTGTTCCTCCTCTAATCCTAGTTTAACATCTAAAATACCTAGTTTGATATTCCAGTATTGGTTTGCGTCCAAACATCCATTGTTATATAGATTCTTTGCCGATTCTTCAAGCTTCCACAATTCTCCAATGGTGTTTTTAGCTTTTATCTTTCCTCGCATAATTTTATAATCTTCTCTTGTCATTATTACCAACCTTTCTCATATTCTAGTGCAATCTCAAATAATTTCTTCCAAGCTTTTTTGATTTTTTTGATCTGTTCCGGATTGTTTTCCTCTGCTTCAATCCACTCAATCTCACTATCAACACAGGCTTTGACTATCTTACAAGCCTCTTCGAAAGACATAAACTTTTCTTGTTTCATCAGTGTTTTATCCTCTCATTTCAGTCAACTCAATCGTCTATATATATAATATCATCAAATACATATGAATCAAGTAAAAAAATGTGTAAATATGTTGAAGGAGATTAATATGAGTGTAAATCACGTTATACCACTAAGAAGAATGGCTTATCAATCTTCTGAATATGTTGAAAGTGCCTTAAACATATCTTTGGCTAATGGAGATGTCGAAGGTCTCTCTCATATCAATAAGTTCGGCTATAATGACCAAATACCAACTACTTTTGAATTAATTACAATACCTTCTACTAATATCGTATATCCGACAACCGCCGCAGTTGTTTCGGTGGTATCAGATGATGCAAATGATGATGCCGGTGATACAGGAGCAAGAACAGTTTCAATTCAAGGTTTAGATGCTGATTATAACTTACAATCTGATACAATAGAATTGGATGGTACAAACGCAGTTACAACTACTAATACCTATATTAGAGTCTTTAGAGCAGGTGTTGAAACAGCTGGTAGTTCAGGTGGAGCTGAAGGTACTATTTCCTTTTCAATTGGTGGAAATGTTCAATGTACAATAGATCCTGAATATGATAATCAAACTTTACACGCAGGTTATACTATACCCGCAGGAAAGACTGGTTATCTTACAAGACTACAAGCTACATCTACAAAAGACAATAAAGCTGGTATGGTAGGCTTTTTTCAAAGAGAATTCGGAACAGATACAGTATTTAAAGTAAAACAACTGATTGAAGTTTATCGTAATAGCGTTGTGGTTGATTTTCCTGTACCGATAAAACTAACTGAAAAATCTGATTTAGAATTAAGAGGTAAGAATTTAAACAGTGGTAATGTAAGTCTCGGTGGTACATTCGATTTAATATTAGTAGACAATTAAATCTTTAAAATAAATGTATTTTCCGTATAATAGAGCATGAATTCTGAAGTTATCAAAGACATGTGGAAAGAAGGTGGTGATGGTCACTTCACTTTACTTGACCCACTACAATTTATCCGCTTATTCAACGACTATCAAAATTTTAATGGCAAAAGAGTCTTAGAGTTTGGACCTGGTAACGGTCAGTTTGCAAAGTGGTTACTCGACACTCATAAAGACATCACCGACTACACGATTGTAGACGCACCAAGATCAATAGAGGTGCCAAAGAAAACACTAGAGGATTACAAACAAGTCAACTTCTATGAAGCACGAGATTTCAAAGAAGCCTTGAAAAAGAATTATGACATTTTTGTATCATTCAACTGTTTATCTGAAACACCTCCTTCTTATTATGCCGAGACATTTAACACAGTGAAAACAAAAGGTATTTTTATCATAGACGGAGACCTACATAGTTCCGACTTCCAGAAGAGACTTGACACTTTCTCTCGTAAGCACCGAGCAAAGGTGGTTAGAAACAAAATCTTGGTTAATATGAGTGGTACTGTGAGTTTACATACTCGAAACATGTAAATAATATTATGTTACAGTCCGAAGATACACATACTATGTTACACGATTCGTATGAAATCAGAGGATACTCGCTACTACCAGACCAATGAGAAATCGTTGGTCTTTTTTTATATTAAGGAGAGTTAATGACACAACATCAAAGAATTAAACACCAACAACGCATCAGATCATATCAAAAGCGAAAGCTTATACACACTCTAAGGAAATACAAGCGAATTAAAAACCAAATGTGACGATAAATACACTCATGAAAACCTTATATTATAAACTACTGATGTTTGTATATGAACATCAAGTTCCACTATTAATTCTGATATTATTGAGTATAATCCTTACATATGGAGTATAAACGATAACGATGGACAAAGAAATGGTCATTACGCTAGGGTGGGTTATGGGTCTCTTTTTCTTACTGATGGTGGTGAGTATTTTAATATTAACCTGGACACAGCCTTGACATTATTAATGAACACTGTTACTATCATTGTATATATAGGTCTTATGTATATGGCTTATAAGATAGCAAAGAAAAGCGAAAAATGGTAAGCATCCGGAGAAAGCACAAACGAGATCAGGGTTATACCGTCATTGTATTTGATAAGGATAACGTACATGAATGGCCTACTAGTGACCATGAACATCATGAAATCATGAAAATCTTTAAACAGGATAAATATTACGAAGGTATTATTAATGACTATACCATATGGAAGAAACTAATGGATTGAATATGATAAAAAAAATTAAGAGAATTTTAACTTCACAGAGTAATAGAAAGAATGTTATTATTACCATGATGGTAGGGTCAGCGATTGGATTTCTATTTGATGCTTCATTTGGTATCTATATAGCTGTAATGACCAATGTGATGAACAACTACTACATTCATTATACCACTACATATGTGGATTGATAACATAACAAAACTCTTATACCGAGAACCTTCTGTATATGAGATTGGTATAGGAGTATTATTATATATGGTAATATTGTATGGAATAGTAAGAATAAAGTAAGGGAGATAATGATGCACATTGATGATGAAATCCGTAGAGTTCGTCAGTTTATACAAGAGCTTAACAATGTAAGAGAAGTTTACTTCAAAGAATTATGCGATAAGGTTCTTAACTCCGAGTATAAGAATTGGCATCAACATGAGCAATTTGGAGAATACGCTGATCTAGAAAACGATCTTTTGGATTATATTTTTGACGATTACGGAGACCTTAACTATATGTCCTTTGCCGATTACTTGACTGAATGGTATCAAGAAAAAGACGACCCAGAAAAAGTTATGATTGATGGAGAAACTCATAACGAATTCGTTGAAAGAGTGAATAGTGTCAACGAAGAGATAAAAGGCCAAACATATATGCCTTTTGTGGATGAGTATAATACGGAGGAAAACTATGATAACAGAGCAAGAAATTTACGAAAAATATCCAAAGATTTTTGGTGATAGAACTAAGCCAATGACCGAAACATGCATGTGTTGGGGTCTTGAAGTACCAAGAAGCTGGCTTCCAATCATTGATGAACTATGTGATGCAATCACTAATTACACGTATACGGTAGGTGTACCGGGATTTGAAGGCACAATCAAATTCCCGCAAGTTGTAGCACAACAGGTGAAGGAAAAGTTTAATGGTCTACGTTTTTATTATCGTTTAGAATATGAGCAAGAAAATGTGCCTGATGATGTTATAAGCAAGCATTATAGTTATATTGATGGAATGATTGCTTATGCTGAAAATAGGATTGACAAATTAGAGGAACAATAATATAATAGTAGTATGAGATATAAAAATGTAGAATTTAGACGAGCAGGTGTTGCCGATTCAAATGGTTACACTATTGAAACATCAAGTGAACGACCAGCAGAAATTGTTGCTTGGCAAACATCATCCAATGGAAAGGAATCCTGCTATACTCTTTGTTGGATTAAAGAAGATAAGGAAGGTTGGTACATCGAAACTGTTGGAAATAGATTTACTGAGTATGAAGATAGTGAAGCATTGATGCACGTTGCAAAATACGCCCTTCGTAGTTTAAACCTTGAAAAAGAATTTAGAGAAAATGAGTAGAGTCAGAATTGTAAAAAGAGAATTTGGTGGTAGAATTACATACGAAATTCAACAAAAGCATTTTCTATTTAAATGGATGTGGGTAGACGCATGGGTAAATTCTATGGATGGCACCGCCTGGTCCACATTTTATACACTCCAAGAAGCAAGAGATAATCTATATTTATTTGATGGAACTAAACCAAAAGAGACAGTGATAAAGGTGTGAATAATATGGTATGGCTAAGTTGCTGAAAAAAAATTTTTCCTCGGAAGAGGATTGTACGCTCACGGAGAGAATTTTAAAATGATTTTTTTATATGGTGGCCAGTATCCGCTTCTCTTGGATTGCCTCGTCTATTTTAGCCAGCATCACTTTGGCTAGTATCCACTCTTTAGAACCAGGTGGTGACTTAGCGAAGACTTTCCTCCAATATTTCCATTCAGTGTTATACATAATCAATCTCCTTATTAAAAGACCACTCTGCTAAGTTCTTCTCCAAATAAACATTAATCCACGACTTGATGTTATTCTTAATGGTGTTATCTAACCAACCTTCATAAGAAGGGACACCTAGGATGGACTTTACCTTCATAGTAGCATGTGTAATATTAATATCTTCCACATCATAGAAGTCTAATTCATTTAATACCACATCAGTGGTAGCTTTAATGTTTTCTGGTGTTACTGACATATTATCTCCTCCTTATTAAACATATGAGGGTATTGCACCTGGTAATGGAAGGTAACCAATGATGGCTTTCTCGATCGTGTGGTCTAACCATCCTTCATAGAGTGGAACACCCAATAACTTCTTCACCTCGGTGACACCCTTTGATATATCCGCATTGGTGATATTAAAATCGGTGTTATAATGTAGTGATACTGTATAGGCGGCCTTCTTAATATTTTCTGGTGTTACTGACATATTATCTCCTTGGTTAATCATCTACATATAAGGTAGTCTAATATGGTGGATATTGCAAGTATAAAATACATGGAAAGTAAAAAAAATGCCCACCGAAGTGGGCTGATAGTGCTAGGATATTCTAACTGAGGTGTATACAATACCACACTATACTAAAATGGTTTCTTAAGGAGAGTTTATATTTCTCCTTAAGAAGGTGGTGATGGGGTTGAGTTCCCATAAATTTCGGGCAAGATTTCTCTTTTTTATACCTACTTTAACTGCCATCTCTTTGCTCATCCATTTGGACATTGCTCAAGCTTGGCATACCTTATAACCATCCTGCAATAGTTATTATTCGGTCACACCTGTGAGTTAATTACTCTCACATTATTATTATACCCATATAGGAGGCTTTTATACAAAAAAGACCACTTTTTTTCACCGCACATGGATCCTCAAAAGTGGTCAGAAGGCTTACCGGGTTATAACCGGCGACTCATCTTCTCCCTACCGCCATCCGGTCTCAGACCATCGAGCAGGGAGCAAGAGTCATTATAGCACTGTCATTGGATATCGCATAATAATACTCCTTATATTAATTAACCACTGTCAACATAGCGGAAGGCACCCGAACTCGTTTGTAATCATCATACTCAACACCCACATACTTCTTGAAGGTCTTGTAGACCGTACCTGAGTGGGTAACACCCTTATGGGTGAATTGAACTTTATCACCTTCACTGAAGGTACCAGTCGCAACGACATGCTCATGACTATTTAAACTCTTCATGAACTGAACCAGTTCAATCCTCTCATTATAGGAGAGATTTGAAACCGCTCGTTTTGCCATCATGTAATTTTCAGAACTCATATCAACCTCACTTTCTATGGATAATATATGGTATAATTCATTGGAATGCAAGAGAAAATATACTAAAAATTTACCTCCTCTTCTGCGACAATATCAAAATCTCCATCGGTCGGTTGATCAATCCACCGTTTAACGCCAGATTTTAGTGATTTTACAAGTAGACCAGACGGTGCTGGACTAACCTTTATTTCCTCAATAGACCAGGTAGCTCCATGCTCCCTAATCCGATTTTTTCCGTGGCGTGTTTTGCCTTCTAATGTTATAACCTTTTTTATCATACATTTAATATATAGTAGGAACCGTAGAGTGTAAAGAGAAAAGATCATTAAATTACATGAAAATGCCGTAATAGAGACTTCCACCATGGGTATAATAGATGGCATGTGACATGCTGTGGAAAAGGCCGTAATAGGCGTTTCCGAGGTGTTGTATCCAGATGGTATGCCTGTGTATGACAAGATCGATGTGTGGAAAAGGCCGTAAATGGCGATTTCCATGGTGTTAGTATAGATGGTATCTAACAATCACCACTATGAAAGGTCACTTCTTTGTATACATTCCATAGAAGTAACCACTGTTTATTTCAATATATCTCTCTAGTTTAAACCTCTCTTTGAAGTATTCATGTACATTCATAGAGTTATTTGGGTCTCCGGAGATGATATAAAGAGCATTTTTATTGGTAATCTGATCAAGTATTTCAACTAATTCACTTGGATTTTCATTAAATAAATAAGCGAAAGAATTCATTAGTACTATATCATGTTTAGGTTTATCTTGTTGGAATGCATAATGAAAATAGTTATATCCATCTAAATGTGTGTCTTCTATGTACTTCTCTATGTATGGTTCTATATCGTACTCTTTTTTATATGGTTCTATACCAGTTATGTTTGGATAGTAAGGTAGTAAGCATTTAATCATACGACCATTACCACAACCTATGTCTAATACAGAAGAGTTTGGATTGCCTCGAAGGCTTAGCATAATTGGCAGTACCTCTTTCGAGAAGGTAAGTGAGTCTCGCCCTGGTGCTGTAACGTCACCGTTTGTATAAGGTTGTCTTCCTTTGATTGCAATACGCTCCATCTTTAAAAATCTCTTGTGTTTACTGCATATACCTCAAAATTCTTTTCATTATGGTGTTTAATCTCGAATCCAGAATTGGTTAAGACATCGAATATACCCTGTGGGCTAGTTATCTTTGCTTCGTTTCTACTTCTTATGTGATATTCTATGGATATTTGGTGTATCTTTTTAAGGTCTTTGTCGGAGATTGTAGAGAATACTTCATATTCCATACCTTCAATGTCTATTTTGAAGTAATCAATTCGCTCAAACATGTCGCATAGTTCACTAATCTCTATGACATCAACACTGTAACGGTTATCGGAACGAATGGGTCTGTAACCACAACCAACGTCTATCATACTAGTCCAACCCGGCTTGTTGTTGAATGTATGTAAGGTGTCTACACCTTTAAAGTTGTTTCCAACAAGTGCTTTCTTCATAAGATGTATGCTGTCCTTGTCTTCTCTCTCTGAAATACTCTTTTCTAGTATTTTAATATTTTCTCTCTCAGGCTCAATAGCGTATATTGTATAGTTTGTAAGATCACTAGCAAGTTCTGTGGTTGAAGAAACAGGTATGTCTATATTTCGACAAGCACCAGCGTCTACAATAATGGCATCATCTGGTAATATAGATAGATCAATGATATGATCATGAAATTCTAAAATTCTAGGTGAATCACTTAAAAGCGTTGGGTTCATTTTCTACTCCTATTTGAGGTTCTGTATAGTGTTTTTCACCATAGTCGATGACTCGTTCTTTAAGTAATCCGTCTATGATCTCTTTACACTGGTTGGCTATTTCCATATGCTCTTTCTGTGTGCCATTACCAGTTCTTACTTCTATATAGTGTAACCATGATCGAAGAGTACCATTCATGTACATACGAGACTTGGTAAGACCTTCGGGTAGTACTGCTCTTGCCTGCTCCTTTGCAATACCTCTCTTCAATGCTTGATTATATACCTCTTCCGCTTTGTCGAATACTTCCTTTTGCATGAGATACCAATCATCGTTCAATGACTTGTAATTAGGATGGTCTGCTTCAATAGAGTTTTGTCTGTTTTTAGGGTCTTGTAAACGTGCTTTCCTTGGTAGAAAGACATCAGACATGTCTCGGACATCAGCATAGCGTTGGCTGAACTCCTGGAAAGAAAAGGAACGGTGCCTTAATATCTGCCTGGCAATATCTCGTGTTGTCTCAATCTCAAGACAAATGTTCACCATTTCAAACGGAGACCAATGCTTGTGCTTTATAAGATAATCGATCAACTTAGAAGATGTAGCTTTGTTCATCTGATTAGAAGGATTGGATACTCTGGCACAATACGCTACAATATCCTTTAACGAACCACTATTCTCTCCGATACCTGTTGTATACGATATTAGCTTAACCATGTCTGCCACCTCTGTGACCCACCATGACACTTCGTAAGGCTTCGAGGTTCTTCTGTCTCTTCTTTTCGCTGATACCTTTATGAGTTTTTTTAGCTTGTTGCTTTTTATTGTTTTTCATCTGTTATTATACTCATCCGGTCGGTTTACTAAAGTTCTTTACACTAGAAAAAGTGCCTTGAGGTACAAAATACTTCTTATTCTCTTCGTAAGATTCCGCTGAAAGTACTTCAATAGTGGCACCTGTCTTGTGTGCATACACCATTCTACCACGGACTTTCTTTGGAGAAATCAATTTAGCACAGCGGAGACAAGTCTTGAGTCCAAGTTCTGCTCGTTCTACTTCTACAATACTACCACATCTGCAAATCATAGTACCTCTACAATGATGTAGATAGCAACTAGCCATATTATTATCCATATTATCGGATCAATCATTAGTCTCTATAGTCTCCTAATACTTCACTCCAAGACCATCGATCTCGTTCAATGTTTGTAGTATTCGTACAACCCGTCATAATGGTTGCAATTAAAATTAAGTAAACTATCTTCATCTTTAAATACCTCTCGTTTCTTAGTTGATACTAAGCTTAACCTCACAATCATCCAACTCATTCAACTCTGGTGCAAACTTGATCTTTTTACACCATGGATATTCTGCAAGTGTTTCATCACTTGGTCTAGCTAGGTACTTATGCATACCTTTTGTTTTATGCATGTAGTCTCGAATCCAACTTTGATATTTCAGAAACTGACTACCGTGACAATCTAGATGTCCTGGATTTGAAAACTCTTCTGCTGGAATCATCCAATAAAGAGCATCTTGGAAATGTGCCCAGTGTGACATCTCATGGACGATTGTACCTAATGAAGGTATCCACATGTCTCCACAGAAGTTTAATCTATTTTCATGATCGGAATAAAATGCTCTACCACTACGACCTCTGAATGTAATCTTTGGTACTGGGAGTTTCCTGAGACCTTTCTTTACTCTTTGTCGGTTCACAGCACTCACGATCTTCTTAATTATTTTCACAACCTCTTCCTGGCTATCTGGTCGATTCTGAAGATAAGGACCTTCTAATCGATAAAGTTCAGCATATGAACTACGACTAGGATTTATCCTGATTTCTTTCAGTCTACCAAAACCGCCAGATTGCAAAGACCTATGATTAAGATACCAACTCAATATAACCTCCTATTTTGTTTTTGCGTGTGAATCTGTATTTTCTCTATAAGCTTTCTCCACCTTTTCAACGAGATTATCAAATGCCTTTTCAACCTCCAGTGGAAATTCATCGATTACAGAACCGATAATGGCAAGAGGTCTATTAATATCAGGCACTTCCATCTCACTCATTTCTTTCTCCCTCTAATTTTATTCTCACTCCTTGTTGCTAGTTACTATTATATCAGACTTCTTCTAAGCGATATTTTTTGCCATCTACTTCGATGACTTTACCAGCACAGGATTGACTACGAGTTTGACCTCGTTTTACACCATCGCTATCTTCGAAATAAGTTTCATTACCATTAGCATCGTATTCACGTTTTACCCAGAATCCATTTCCATTCTCGAAGTAAGTCTCGTTACCATTGGCATTGTATTCACACTTAAACCAGAAGCCACTGCCGTCTTCGTGGTAAGTCTCATTACCATTGGCATTTTTAATCTTAATGGGGAAAGTAAAGTCAATCCCTAGTTCTATTAGTGTTTCGCTTAGTTTTTTCAATTTATCACCCTTATTTGTAGACATCGGTAGTTTTCCAGTTGCTAGTATCAAGTAATGTCGGCCCTTGAAGAAGGATCGATTCTAGCTTTTCGATCAGTTTGTCGATGTTATAGTGACCATCACCGTCGAAAAACTCAATCACTAAGTCATGTGGGACAACCGAACTATCTGGATTTGCCAACCACTCGATCGCTTCAGTAGAGGGGAAAAACTCACTTAAACGAGTGAATGAGATTGAACGATCATCACAATACTCAAAATGAGTTATGTCATGCAACTCACTCAACACGTTCTCAACTTCTGTTTTTGTCATTAACGCCATAATATCTCCTTAACTATTTTTGTTTAAAGCACATTCTTAAGACGAACCATTACGTCCTTATTTTCTTCAAGAATCTGAATCAAATACATATCACAAAATTCTCTCCACCCTTCTTCATCGATAATACCGCCTTTGAAGGCATTCCACATTTTTTGATAATCGCTTTCTGTAATCTTATTTTTCATTATTTCATCTCTTTCTCTTAACATCTAATCTGAGATGCCCAATAAATAATTTCACCCTTATACCACTTAGGGTAAAGTACTCGCTCAACCATTCTTCTAGTCTTTAAATGAGCATCACCAAAAAGAGTAACACCCATAAAAGGATCATTTTTAATCCATTCTCCTGTAATCGTCTTATGCTCACCATCAATCACAAGAGTATCTCCACCCTTGATTTTCCACGTTGGAACAATTTCTGTTTTTGTCATCATTAACCTCACTTTCTACGGATATACTAGGATATTACCGTGGATATGTCAAGAGGTTTTTCTGATCAAAGTGCTATTATATTTAATAGTAGGTAGAATTTCAGTTGGTCTTTTTATAGGAGTAGCTGTCTTATATGTATATGTATTGTCTACATCCATATACAATACTGTTTCCCACTCCATGAATTGTTCTGTAGACGTACATTGCTCTGGTTTGAATCTTGAATAGTCTTCAAAACTAAACATTTTCTTTGGTATATTATCCTGAATGGGTGGATCAACAAATTCAGATTTATAACTACATCTTAATCTAGGTGAACTAAGTTCATCTCCGTCCAAACCCTCTTCTCTATACTTCTTATATTCCTCACCAATCTTTTCGATTCTTCCCATAGCATCATCATCCAGATTTTCACACCAAACATTGAACATCAATGTGATTCTTTCACTCTCAGGAAACATTTCAGGATAAGCACTGTGTATGTAAGGCTCACCAAAGGTTGTAATCTTACCTTCTTCCGGAAAAGAGTATACAATATTGTTTATCTCTTTATCAACATTCGAGGCATCTTCAGATTCTAGCTTACCATCTACTATCACGGTAGGTGCATCATCAATAGTTGTAAGATATGTTATAAAAGACCTTTTAGGTGTTTTAAACTTTTTAGTAAACATGAACTCAACTTCATCACGGTCTATGTGAGATACTGCTCTATCTGGTATTTCCCAAGGAACATATCGTCTGTCTTTTTCTGTGTGATGAATCCACCATTCTAATCCAACAACACCTTCTATAGCATCTTCTTCTTTTGAAATTACTTCATATGCTTTCTGAATGTACTGCTCAACTAAATTGTGAGGTTTGTCATCTATGTTCAACCAGTAATATGTCTGTTCGCCCGCACCAAAAAGACTCATTTCATCATCGTATCGTTTTATAGAAAGAATCTCTTCCCTTAACAAGTGAATATCTGCTTTATTTAAACAGTTCGTATATGATGTTACATTCATATATTAAAAAAAATCTCCTTCTTGCTTTACTATAACGAGTCGTGCTTATCGTCTTCTCCATCCATTTGACTTTCTAGGATATCCAGATTACAATTACAATAGGCGTATTCTGCAATACCGTCTTTGATAGACTTATTATTAAAACCTATGGACGTTAATACACCCACAAACTTCTCAATACAGTCTTGAATTGTTATTCGGCTTGTTGTTGCGGTTGCGTGTTCTCGAATGTGTTTACCTTCGAAGTCTTCATGTACTATACTTACCGTAATATCTAATTCTCTCATATTTTATTATACTGTTAGAAGGAGAATTTGTAACCTATGTAGAACTTGTTTCTAAGAACTTCTGGTGTTTTATATGAGTTTACTTTTGTTACTATCCAACTAGCTTCTACTGAATGAAGTGGATTTATTTGATAAGTTGCATTCTGCATTATTACGGTTATCAAGTCATCTCTTGTTTCTTCCTGTTCTTGATAATATCTTTGATGTTCACCTTTATATAGGCTTTCAATTAACATAAGGTTTTGCGATACGTTAATTCTAGGTGTTAATTTATATCTTAGACCTAATGAGTACTTTATATTTTCTTTCATGTTAAACTGTGGTAAAGAAGAGTCGGAAGTATCATAAGATATACTTGAGTTTAAACTTAAGTCTTTTGTACGTTGCATCATAAAACTTATTATTCCTACCGGTGTTGTTAAGTTTTCAGTTTCACCCTCTTCATTTTCCAAGACATGAGTTTTAGCACCGGCTTGAATTGAAAATAAAGACATTGGGTTGAGAGCATAGTCGAACCTTCCGTACAAATCAAAAGAATCTACACCACCTCTCTCTTCTTGATATTCAAGCGTAGAAGCGGATGAACCTAAAGAACCAAAAACTCTACCTTTCACAAACTCATGTGCCCAGTTTCCGAAAATTTTAGTTCTATTGAATGAAGCATTTGAAAATTGATTGCTGGTAATTTGTATATTATCTGACCAAGCTTTTAAATCATGACCTACTGTAAGTGAGACGGCATCTCTTCTGCTAAATGTATAATTAAAACCTACAGATGAACTGTTATTATAATAATACATGTCTTTTACAATGTTTACTAAACCCGGTTCTTTGTCTGATATATTAAATTTGTTTTGTGCATTTATTGATAGTCTAGGAGTTATCTTCGATGAATACATCGCAATCATGTTTTGGAAGTAAAGAACCTCATCGTCAATTATTCTGTATCTAATTTCTGGAGACCAAAACATAGCTACATTTTTTCTTGGTGTTCTAACAGGTACGGCTTGTATCACAAACACTTGACTTACAAAATCGCTTGCAACCTGTTCACCAACACTCTGTGAGAAGATGTTATCATCATAACCATATCTCGTACTGGTTGATATTTTTAGTCTGTTGTCTAAAAGACCAAATGCTGAAAAGCAAAGGGACAATAATAGTAAAAATATAATTTTAAATTTCATACACACCTCATTTAGAGGTATTTACTCATACATATGTTATAGTTACACCAGCTTCTTTAAATAATTGTTCTGCTATTGTACAGGAATCTTTCCACCTAGATTCAGAATTATCATAAGTCTTCTTCATTACGACATGTTTGATTCCAACTTGTATGATTCCTTTTGCACACTCGTGACAAACAGGTAATCCATAAACATACATCGTGGAACCTTCAAGAGATACACCGGTTCTGGAGGCATTATAGATTGCATTCATTTCAGCATGAACGACCTTAGTGTATTTTATTTCACGATTAGCATAATCACTTTCATGATCTGCTATACCTCTAGGGAATCCATTGTATCCTTGAGAAAGAACTTGACCAGCGGAACCTATGACAACAGCACCTATTTGTTTCGAAGGGTCTTTCGACCATTTAGAAATATGTTGTGCTAGTTCTAGGTATCTGTCGTGCCAATGTGGTTTTAAAATCGACATTCTATTCCACTGGATGGTAGCGTTTCTGATAATCTCAGACGAACACCACTCAATGCAGGAATCTGAAGTACACAGTTACTCTGAAAATATGCATTAGCACTAGCGGGAGTACCTTGAGCATCAGTATCTTTAGCTTTATAAAAAGAATACCAATCTTCTAATACTTGACTACCAACTTCAATTACTCTAGGTTGAGATTGGTCGTTATCAACCAAAAACTGTAGGTATACTGTTTGTACATCTGTGTAAACGCTCATAGTAAAAATCTCCTATAATACTATTTACAAGGAACAACAGATTTTATTTCTTCAACAAGCATGGCTTTCTTTTTTCTACGGTCTAACTCAACACCATATTCACGACCTAGATTCTCTAATTCAGCCTTTGTCATACGGTTGAGTTCGGAGTCCGAATAAGAAACAGTTTCTACTTTAATATCAGCTTCTCTCTCAACTTCATCAACGATTGTTTTTGAATCTTCCCACGTCCACTTTGAACCTCGTCCAAACTTATTTACTAACCATTCCAATAACATATTTTTCTCCTTTTTTAAAAAATTACATCATCCCAGGCATACCACCCATACCTGGTTGCATCATTGGTACAGCCGGCTCTTTTTCTGGAATATCTGTTATCATACATTCTGTTGTTAACAATAGACTTGATATAGAGGATGAGTGTTGTAGTGCTGATCTTGTAACCTTGGTAGGATCAATAATACCAGCTTCAATCATATCGGTATACTCACCTGTTGCTACATTGTATCCACAACTAGCATCTTCTGATTCTTTAACCTTCTGAACAACGATTGCACCTTCCTCACCTGCATTTTCTACAAGTTGTCTGAGAGGTGCTTCAATAGCATTTTTAATAATCGATGCACCCACAGCCTCATCTCCTTCAAGTGATAGACTTTCAAGTGATTTTTGTACACGAAGTAAAGCGACTCCACCTCCTGGTACAATACCCTCTTCTACGGCCGCTCGTGTGGCGTGCAAGGCATCATCCACACGATCTTTCTTTTCTTTCATTTCTGCTTCTGTTGTAGCACCAACATTAATTACTGCTACACCACCGGCTAGTTTAGCCAAACGATCTTTCATAACCATTTTGTCATATTCATTACCTGTCTTAGCTATCTGCTCACGAAGTAATTCTATACGATCATTGAGACTGGATTTTTCTCCTGAGCCTTCAACTATTGTTGTACTCTCTTGACCAACGGTAACTCTTTTAGCACTTCCTAGATCAGACAGTTCAACCTTTTCTAATTTAATACCTAGGTCTTCTGTGATAAATTTACCACCTGTTAGTATTGATAAGTCCTCCATATTGGCTTTTCTTTTGTCACCAAAACCTGGTGCTTTTACGGCACAGACATTTAGATTACCACGAATCTTGTTGACAACAAGTGTGGCGAGTGCCTCACCTTCAATGTCTTCGGCAATGACCAATAATGGTTTTCCAGTTCCTGCCACAGTTTGCAATAGAGGTAGCATGTCTTGAATGTTTGTAATTTTCTTTTCGTAGATCAGGATATAAGGATCTTCTAAAATAGCTTCTGTTGAATTTGAGTCTACAAAATATGGAGATAGATAACCTTTATTAAACTGCATACCTTCAACCACATCTAATGTTGTCTCAATAGACTTGGCTTCCTCTACCGTAATAGTTCCGTCTCTACCAACTCTATCCATAGCTTCAGCAATAATCTTACCAATGGTTTCATCACCGTTTGCGGAAATTGTACCAACTTGTGCTACTTCTTCCATAGTTTTAACTTCTTTACTTAGATCAGAGAGTTCTTTGACTAATACATCAACCGCCTTTTCAATACCTCTTTTCAAACTCATTGGGTTTGCACCAGCGGTTACGTTTTTAAGACCTTCACGATAAATCGCTTCAGCTAATACTGTAGCTGTAGTAGTTCCATCTCCTGCAATATCAGAAGTTTTAGAAGCCACTTCTTTTACCATCTGGGCACCCATGTTTTCAAACGCATCCTCGAGTTCAATTTCTCTGGCGACTGATACACCATCTTTGGTTACCGCTGGTGAACCAAATTTTTTATCTAAAATTACATTACGACCTTTTGGTCCCAAAGTAACTTTAACTGCATTACTGAGTTTTTCCACACCTCGTAACATAGCATCACGGGCTTCTGTATCAAAAATAATTTGCTTAGCCATTCATTTTCCTTTTTTTTTGTATTTCGCTAGTAGATTATACTAAAAAATATAAAATTTAAAATTAAATTTTCGATAATCTATTCGGTTAATTTTTTTATTGATAGTTACTACCGTCTTTAAACAGTATGTAAACAACGAAAGCGGTAAGTAGATTAATGGACCAATTTTCATTACCACCAAATAGTCCTAAGCTTGCACTAAATAAGTTTAAGCCAACTGTAAACCACATTAATAACCTCATAATATATTCTCCTACTTGGTTACACCAATTAATTCTAACTCTTCATCTTTATATTGTATTCTTGCTTGATTATCTAAAACTTTGTATAAAAGAAAAGGACCTGTTTTGTGATTTACAACACCTGTATAGACACTCTGTCCTTTTTCTATTGCTAGACCAAACTGCATCCAGTGATTAAAGTTTTTTGAGGAAATATCTGGTCCATTATGTACGAACATTTCATCTCTACAGAATGCTCTCCAGTAAAATATCAGATAGTTATGTTTAGGTTCTTTTTTGACAGCTTCGGATATGTCGAAAGTGTTTTGTATTCCATAACCCTCAGGCCACTTATTAAAATACATTTCGTATAAACCATTATCTTTAACTGGTGTATCATCGATTCTTGTAAATCTTCCTGCTCTGATTGGTGAGAAACATGAGTCTTTCATTCCATCGAGATTAATAGGATAATCTTTTATAAATTCAATCTCTTTGTCTAACTCTGGAAAATAACATGTCGACCAGTATATGTCCAGTCTATCAGGTATTGAAATACAGTTTGGGTATTTTTCGACCAGTTGAGCATATTCATAGGTCATCGTCCGTTCAACTCCGAAATCACCTAAACACTCCGACACACACACATCAAAATAATCTTCATTTTGAGGAAGTTCAGATACATCAGTAACTACTTTCCAATTATAGTGTTCGTTATGGTTGGTTGAAACCATGTCACGAATAATACTATGTAAACTTTGCATCTCTTCAACAAACCAAACTTCTTTTGCACCACACATGAGTGCATATGTACCTAAGATTCCAGAACCGGCACCGAAGTCAACAACGATTTTATCCTTACAATGCTTTTTAATCTGTTTAAAAAAGGCGGTTGCTCTTAGTCGATCTTTCAACATACACATATGTGATTCAAGTTGTTGGTATTCACCACTAAAATGTGAAAAAGCATGTTTACTAAATACTGTATTTTCATAGACACTCATACGACTATTATACAAACTGTTTTATATTTTTATAAAAAAAGGAGCGTCAAAATACACTCCTTCAGAGGTTATTTATCAATGAGTTTAAAATGGATATTCTCCAGAATAATAATTATCTCGTGGATCATTTGACCAATTAACGTAACTTCCGAATAAATAATCAAATGCATTTAAGAATTTACAATACACAGATTCTATGCTCTCGTAAGAATCAAATGTTCTTTTTAAATATAAATCGACAAGTTCATCATCAATATCCAACTGCGAAGTCCAAGTTTTAGCCAGAACATAAAGCTGATCTAACGACCACTCATTAAAATCTATATCTTTCTTTTCCGGTAAATTTAAAAGTTTCTTTTTCATTTTAGTCCTTACGGTGGAATTTTCCTTAACTTTAAAGAATTAGGGAGGTTTTACCCTCCCTTGAGTTTTTTGTTTCTTTCATTATGAGGTTAAAAGGTGATTTCATCTAATGTCTCAAGTATCTCTTTCGACTTGTTTTTAAGATTAGACTTAACTTGTGACGACTCTTTGATCAGGTCGCTGTCTGTTCCGGCAATCTCTTTCTTGATCAACTCGGCAACATCGTTTAACTTCTTATCTTCTAGAATGTTTAAACTCACAACTGAATCAGTCAACTCAGACAGGTTTTGTAACGCTCGCTTGTATCGACTTCCTTCGGTCTCAGTTTTCTTTAAGATGCCTTCAACAGACTTCTTGAGATTTGCTACCAACTCACCTTGAGCGGACTTCAAATTCGACTCATACTCACGAATTGTTTCTGCCTTGATCGTCTCAAGTTCGGCATCGGTCAAACCTTCAATTCGAAGGTCAGTCATATCGGTGATAGGTTCGAAGAACAACACCGCATTGAATCGGTCCATAATGTCTTCTTTCTCAGGAAAAGAATCTGAACGGTAAAGATCACCTAATCGTCTTTGAGCCATCTCTTGAAGAATTTCATAGTTCATGTAAATTTCATCATAAACATAGGAACGAAACGCCTCTACTCGCTTTTGAATCTCTTTGTTCAAAGCGGGATAATCTTTGGCGGGCATAATACGATAACCACCGTCTTGGAAAGGAAGACTAGCTTTCGCAACCGCTTTACGAATACCGATTGAATGCTCACGAATCTCTTTCTGAACCGATTTCGGAAACATACTCACACCGACATTAATCGCATCTGCATCGGCAGAGTTATTACTGGCCAGTTCGTACTGACCATCAGTTGACTTCACATTACCGTTGAAAGATGAAACTCGAATGCGAGTCTTAACTAACTTTTTGATAACAGAAGTAGCATCAATTTTACTCATTTTAACCTCTTTCTTTTTTTGAATTTTCAAATTTAATTTCTCACTCATCGTTATATTAGGAATATAGGACATTTCCTTCGGAATGTCAATTACTTATTTCAGCTAATTTCGATAATTTTGTGTAGCTTGGACAAACACATGACTCTGGGTTTTTCTCAGACATCATCGCTAAGATCGTTGCCTTGTATTCAGCAGGTAGTCTCATCGCATACTGATAAACCTTCTCACAAAGGTCGGTGTCATCTTTGGCATACTCAACCAAGCCAGTAGTCACGGCAAACAATACTGAAGGCTCGTAATCGATTCTGGCATTATCAGGGTCAGCAACGATTTGGTCAGGAGTTTCCGCTTCTTTGTAAAGGTCGATAAACGCCTTGTACTGAATCGAAGCGGGAACACCGATTAGACCAGCCATCACTGGAAGCATAATGTCCTTGGTTTCAAAGTTGAAACCTTTGTTGATTGAAGTGACAACTCGGTCAACGAAGTCGAGTGAACGCCTTGTGGCGAAACTTTGGTCTTCAAAATCTTCATCAGCTTCTAACACTTGGTGGCCAGCAAACTTGTCGAATGCCCGTCTTTCGGGTGAGATACCATTCTCACTTGCCCACTTGTCATAAGACTCATTATCACCGGAAATGTACAGCATACATAAACGGTTGATGGCAGCCTTAGATAAAGGAGTTGTATACATGTCACTCGAACCGTTCATAGCACCGACAAAGACAACTTTATCCGAAATCTTTTCGTTAGCAATCTTACGACCAAGTAAAATGTTTAGAATCACGTTCTGTAACATCTGGTCACAACGGTCAAGTTCATCAAAGAAAATCACCGTCAAAGGGTCATCTTCTTTCGCATCTCTCTCAAGAGGAATCCATTCAGCACAAACTTCATGGACACGACCTTCAACTTCTTTAGGAAGAGAGAAGTTTGAAATATCCATCTGAGACAGAATACGAGTCTCAAGGACAGCATTGATACCGTTCTTGTTTAACGCACCCACAAAATCTTCGATAGCGGTAGTTTTACCACAACCAACAGGACCGACAAGTACTGGTGGAATCTTAGATTTCATCAAAACAGCGATTGCCCGTTTGGCTTGCTGTGGTGTGATTTTCATAACTTTACTTTCACTCATAATTTTTTATAACCTCACTTTCAATACCTGGAATATATCCTATTTTAATAAAATTGTCAACAACTATTTTACTTAACATGAATTGTTTTTCCCACCTCACCTTTGAGCCTTGAGGTTGACAACCACAGACAGTCAATACCTTTTAGGTCTTTTTTGAAAGACTTAGGACCTGGGTCATCTTGGTGCCAGTCCCACTCAAATTCGAGATCAGTCATTACGACCATTAACTTTGGTTTTTGTTTGAGGGTTTTAAGTTTGTCAACAACACATTGAAACTTAGTACCACCTCGACCAACCATTTCAACCTCTTCAAGATTTGTATTTTTCGTGATTGTTCTTTCATCACGAACCTCTGTATCGAACTGCCATAAATCGTAACTATCTAATGACATCAAGGCATTTTGACCTTCCGTTAAGGTCGCATCAAAATCATCTTGTCGCATAGAGCAGGATGTATCCATAACAAATAGAATATCACCTGGTGTTTTTACTTGTCGAGTAGGCATAATAAAATTACTACGAACTCGTCTCGAAGGAACTAACCAGTTATAACCAGCTTTTTTCTGAGACGACAAATAGTTTCGAAGAAGAACCTTCCAGTTTACTTCACCTTTTCCTGTTAGTTCGTTTATCTTTTCTTTTATAGAACTTGGAACATGGTCACCGGATTCTTGAGCGGCCGCTATCGCCTGCATTATCATTGAGTTAGCTTCTTGTTCAGCCTCTTCTAAATCATCAGGTTCACAAGCTTCAAATTCACCAAAAGTATTTGTAGTATCCGAACCTACTTCAGTATCATCAGAACTTTCTTCGTCAGAACTTTCACTATCACTACCTGAAGAGTCATCACTTGAATCATCGGAGGAATCACCGTTTGAACTCGATGAATCGCCTGGGTCAGTTGCTACTGAATATTCTTCTGTCTCATTTTCTTGAGACTCATCTGACTGATTTTCTTTTTCCTCTTCTTTTTTCTTTTGAATTAAATCGTAATAATACTCAGCACTCTTACCGAAAGGATAGTCGCTGTAATCACCTCTACCGGGAAGAAGAGCATCTTCTGGGAAACCGTCTAAATCAAAAATCTCACAGTTGAGTGCTAGGTCGGCCGCCACATTATAATCACGGTGATTATAGTTTTTGATTTTTGAACCTCTTAAGTGGTGCTTAAACACAAGGTGTAAAATCTCATGCATCAAAATAACTTTTGTGGTTGAAAACTTTAGAGAACTTGCAAAATCTGGATTGTAAAGCAACTCTTTTGAGTTGATTGCAAACGTATTGATCTTTTTAGTCTCTACTAACTTGAGTCGTAATAAAATACTAGCGTAGAACGGCTCTGTCTTAATTAGTGACATCCTCGCTTCTTTTACAATGTCTTTAATGTCGAAACTCATATCTCTCTCACTTTCTACAGACATCTTATCCTAGATATGGCGGAAAGTCAACAGTTAAATTGAGATATTTTTAAGGTCGTCTATTAAGTAAAAATCCCAACTGGGATGAACTCTTTCTTCAATAGCTTGTATATTTTGATTTTTACATAAGACTCTTGCACCACACATAGCACCGAAATAAGGTACAAAACCCTCGGGTGATATAATTGTATAAGCGGATGCTAATATATCAACCAATTCTTGAATGCTTGTTTTATTATACAAAGAGTTTCTATATTTTGAATACTTCTGTTCATCATCTCCACTACCTACTATATAAGTATCTGGGTATCTAGACATGAATTCCTCTATTTCTTGCTCACTAAATTCTTTCTTTCCGTAATCGACACCGCCCGATCTTGGATTTAAAACTATGTTTACATCAACAGCATTGTGATTTATTTCAGGAAAAGGTTCTATAACCCAAGAGTCTTCATCTCCTGGGTTTTTATCCGACCAACCTGTTCCAAGAAACATGTCAAATTCATCTCGGTGTTCTTTTTGCCAGTCCCAAGAGTCAACCGTTATTACTTCGTTTGATATGTTCTGTGAATTGTAAAATTTATGTATGACCTCATTGAGCGAGTCATTTCGTGTTCTTATATGAGTTACATGAACATTCGATAATTCATCTTTTGTAAAAACTGCATGAAGTTTTGCAAAAGATAGTGCTGAGTCTCCGAATCCACCGCTTGTTAAAGCTTTTACCATTTTGGGTTATACCTTTTTCTAAAGTCATCTATACTATGTAATGTCTTATTCATTATATGATGTGGATGTTCGCCTTTATGTTCAAATAATAACCCATCATTTGTAATAAAATCACTTATCTGGAAAGGTGTTCTATGTCCAAACATTTGTTCATTTTTATCTACCCATGTTTCCTGATCATTCAAATCAAATTTTAAATATACTTCATCCATCCACTGAACTTTGTAGTTTTGCTCTGTTGGATATTCTGTTTCCCAGAACGCTCTCTTACAATATGGATCGAGTAATAAACTATAGTGATACATGTAACTATCATGTTTGAAAACATTTTCTTTTGGTCTGTTCCATCTTTGGAGGGGAACATAATGATCGGACTTATCAGTAATTTTAAAAAGTCTTCGTCTGTCATTCAACAGATAGTTTTGCATATTAATATAAAAGAACTTTTCTTTTGTTTCCACACAATCGTAGTCAGAATCGAATATGTTCTTTTTAATGTCTTCCCAATCTTCCTTGAAATAAAACTCATCACAATCCAATAACCACACCCAGTTGCCAACTTCAAAGTTATCACTAGCTTGAAGCATGGCATTTAGTGTGGGTGTCTTAGATTCGTAATGTGTTCCACCAAAGTATGTTGGTACATATTTTACTTTTTTATTATCAAGATACAAACTTACTGTCTTGTAAGTGTCATCTTCAAAATGTTTTACGGCATCGGAATGATAACCAACGGACACAATAACTTCGTCACAATATTCTTGTGCTTGCTCAAGTGCTGGTCCTATAAATTCCTGACAAGCCCATGCGTTAATAAGTCCGATTACTTTATTCATTAATCTTCCAGTCGCTTCATGATGTGTGATGTCTCACCTAGATTAATAATTCTTTCTACAATCTCATCATAACTTCCTACAACTGTGAGTTCTTTACCACATCTCAATCTGATTTCTGCACGGTTAGGAGACTTTGTTGATGTTTTAACATTAAGTCCATCGATAGCAATTAAACGTCTATTTTCAGGTACTTTTAATTCATTTGTAGGTTTGTTCCATTCTTGAATTGGAATAGTGTATACTTCAATAAACATATTATTGTCCTTTACTTTTGTTGTGTCTTAAGTATATATGTAGCAAAAACGGCTACAGCGATTACCATCATAATTATATCAATACTTGTCATGAGGTATTATACTAAACTGTAGCCGTTTTTATTATTTTTTTAGCTTATGCTATTTAACCTTGATCTCACGAGGTTTCTTACCTTCTGGTATGATTCTCTCAAGAGATACAGTTAAAAGTCCGTCTTTGAGTTCAGCATCCTTTACTTCGACATCTTCTGCCAATGTGAAAGTTCTTGTAAACTTTCTTTTACTAATGCCTTGATGAACTAGACTTTCCTTTTTATCATCTGTCCATTTTTCATGATTAGATGATATAGTTAGTTCGTTATCTGCATACTTAACACTAATATCATTCTTACCAAAACCAGCCAATGCGAGTTGAATGTCATAGGTAAAATCACCTGTCTTTTCAATGTTATATGGTGGATAGTTTCCTGATTGTGTTACTTCTTTGTTTTGATACATCTGCTCGAAATGGTCAAAGACACTATCGAAGCCGATTGTGAGTGGTCTTAATTGATTAAAGACCGATGCATAATTTGCTGTCATATTTTTCTCCTTATTAAGCAAGTTAAACAATGAAACCCATTAGGCGTTTCAATGTGCAATTATATTTACACCCTATTATACTACAATATTTTTTTAATTTAAAAAAAATACACACCTCGTTTGAGGTGTGCAACCTAATCTTTAAGGATTTACTAACTATAAACTAGCCCGCAACTGCTAAAGCATCTGTACGAGCATGCCGGGTTTGTCCACCCGGACGGTAACACTTGTAATAGAAGTGACCGTGTGCATCAGTCAAATGACCATCACGGCAGATTTTCCAGGTACGAGAATCTTTCTTACCTTTTCCAATCTGAACACTGTCTCCTGCAAAGAAACGCAAAGGACGACCTCTCATGCTACTTTTCTTAACCATAATATACTCCTTATTTTTGGTTTACTTGTAACGGTTAGACAATGACATCAATGTTGGAGCCCAAAGTCCAACAAAAATACCTGTCAATTTAGACATAGTTGGATGTGTACCAAATATAGGTACTTCCAACCAAATAAGAATAGACAAAACTACTGACGTAAGTGAAAGGTAAAAGAACCAATCGCTCTTTGTCATAGATGCTACTTTATTTAGATAATTACTCATGATTTATATCTCCTATTATTCAGCTTCTTCGGAAGATTCTTCTGAAGCTTGTTCCTGTGCTTGTAACTCCCTAGCTTGTGCAACCATATCTTTGATAACTTCATCTAACGCAGGCTTGAATTGTTCACAAGCTTCTGATAGATGTTTAGCTTCAAGGTTAGCTTGAATAGGGAAACTCTGTCCAGTTGGATCTTGAATTGTGGTCATCGCTATAAATACTGGATCACGACTTCCGTCAACTACATCAACACCTTTTTCATCTACTGGAAAAAATGCTTTGATACCACCTGCTTCTAGGTCTGTGTAGCTTTCTTCTCGATACAGGCCATCAGCATTTACACTTGTCTGTATCTCAATACTATCTTTTTCTTCCGACATTACTATACTCCTTTTTTAAGTTTAAAGTGAACCCTTTTCAATTAGACTTACACAAGAGCCTTTACCTCTTGTTTCGTAAGCACCAACTTCTTCTAACATTTCATAATCATAATCTAGACCTTCAACTATCGCAGAACCGTCTGATAATGTCAACACACTAAATGATATTTTTTCAACATCAAAATTATTATCAGGAATTAAATATGCTCCAAAGCAACCCTTTTCCCATGATTGTACTTCAATCAGATGACTCTCTTTTGATGTATCTTTAATTCCCTCATCATCACACTCAATACAACATGCTTGAATTTCTAAATCTTCATAAAGTACTTCTTCTTTATGATCATTTGACCAAAAATCAAAATTTTCGGGTTCTACATCTGGGTAACGAGTAATTCTCATAACACCACTAGAATAATCTACACCTGTATGATGAATAATCTGTTCGGACATTTCGTACCATTGTGTATATCCGTCCAGGAATTGTGCTTCTTCGGGTATTCTGTTTTCTGCTATAAACTCTTCTCTATCAAAAGCAAATACATATTCATCAACATCATACTCTACTTCACCCTCTTCATAATTAAGTCTATTGTCTTTCCAAAAATCATACTGATCTTGATCTAGTTTTCCTACAGATACTTCCGCACCTGATCCTAATAATTCAACTAAAATTGTTCCAGCCATATTATACTCCAGATGTATTCGCTGATGTTGTAGAATCACTAGTTGTGGTACTCGTGCTTGTCGTTGTAGATTTTGTTTCTTCTACTGTTTCTTCAACCACCTCTTCGGAAGACTGTTCAACCACTTCTTCTGTAAGACCGCCGGGTGTTTTATTTTTTGCTTCATATTCAGCACCTAAACTGCTTTCTACTCCGTCAGTATTATTTGTTCGCATTGGCATTTTTATAATCTCCTTTTATTAACATCCATTTTATAGCTTCGCATGTTTGTGTAGGTGTTTCTTCTTCATTATTATACACTATATCAAAATTTTTATAGTCATCTAATTGATTTTCTGACACATGTGACATTTTAGATGGATTTCTAGTTAAACGGATTACAATTCCACCAGATTTTTGTATGGCTTCTACTTCATCTATAAATCTCACATCGGTGCAAGTTACAGTTTTATATTTTTTGGACTCTTGTATAAACAAATCAACCCAGGTACTAGAATGAAAAGACCTTACTACATCTGTGCCAAAATACTGTAAGAGTTCTCTACCTGTTAGATTGCTACCTATTCTATCTTCACTTAGCTGTGAGTTGTCACATAACCAACTAGATACTTTTATGTGTATTTCATCATCTTTTTTCTCATAGAAGTTTTCAATAGGAATAGTGAATATGTTACTACATAATTCTTTTAAACTTTTTGCAAGAGGTATCTTAATATCAATAATACCTTCTCTTACTAGATAATCTCCTACGGTGTCCTTACCACTACCTGCTTTACCTGAAATACCAATAATCATATCTCATTATACATGTGATAAGATTTTTTTAATCATATTTTATCAAAGGATTTATGGGTAGCACTGGATTTTTTACAGTATATATGTCACCATTATCTAGTTCAATAATATCAATCGATGCATATAAAATACCTTCATTATCCTGTGTAGGGTCTATGTCTCTTGTAGCCGGATTCTTTCCGAAGTTAGTATACTTAGTACCCTGAATGGTAATAAATGATTCTCCTGGACTTAGTGCCTCCACTTTTTCCCACCATGTATTTTCTTCACTCATTATGTTCCTCATTCAGTATGTTAATAAATTCAAAAGAACTCGCTCTTGAATTTCTATATTTATTATTTAAAAACAAAACAGCCGATGTGGCTTTTGTGTTTACTGGTTGAGGATAAGCATCGTTACCTTGTAAAAAGCTGTTCATACCTTCTCGTTCGGGTGTTTCCATGAAAGGTACGGTTGCAGATGTTACTATATCAAGTCTATTTCCAAAATTACCATTAAACCAGGGATAATATCTTCTATTAGTTGTATTAACTCCATAGTTTCCTTCACCTCTACAACCGTTCATGATAATACCTGAGATAGCGTCATTTAGTAGACTAGCTTTTGCTTGAACGGGTGTATATTCTGGGTGTGCTTGTAATTTCAAGGCTAAAACACCAGCAACTTGAGGTGAGGCCATTGATGTTCCTCCTATTTTATGTATCTTAAAATTAGTATCTAATGGATATGTATTCCTTCCTCGAACATATTGCTCAGACAAAAGAAGAGATGGTTCTGTAGGGAAAGAACTCTGTATGTTTTCACCAAACGCATATATATCAATACCTGAACCATAGTTACTAAAATGGGAAGCCATGTATTTTGCACCTGATAGTATAGAAGAGGTTTCAACCATTGAGGCTCCGCTTGCTAAAGAACCTTGGGTTATTCTGATTGGTTCACCGCTTCCTGATCTATGATTTGGTATTGCATGATTCAGATAAGGTCTATATAATAAATTTTGCATTCTATCTCGACTGAGTAAAGGTATGGCAGATCGTCCTGCACTAAGGGTATTATAATGACCACTTACAATACCGGTTATTTCTGGGTATCCAGAATGTGGTAAGTATCGAACTGTTTGTCCTCTAGCACCTGCACGATCTCCGTTTGAACCTTTTGACCAGCTATATTCATACCTCATTCCTGTTGATACTGGTTGTGAACTAAGTCCATGATGGTAAACGGTCATATCCATGATCATCTCATTAAATGACGATTCTCTTAGTGAACCAACTGTAAAATGTCTTTGTTGTTTTCCACCTGTAGTTCTATCACCGGGTGAATTACCACGAGTATAATGTTGAGCATCATATCCTTGATACTGAGGTAGATGTAAAAAATATGCGGCAGAATTCGGAACCGAAGACAAAGGTCCTGATGATAAAGGCGGAACTGAGGGTAAAGCAGATGGTGGAGCACCGATGTAATTACCCCAATTTGCGTGTTTTGGTGATGCTATATATCTTCTATCATTACCGGCCGCAACCACAACATGAATACCCTCGTCTATCATCTCACCAACATCTTGATCAAAGGCGTTGATTCTCACTGATCCTACTGGAGTAAGTAGTGTGTTGGTTGATTCTGAACTATAAGGTAGGGGCGCCATAGGAAAAGCATAATTTCTTTCAAATCCGAATCTAGAGCGAATTGATTTTTCCGATTCATGAGTTTGAAATCTAAATGTTTCAGCGGAACCTTTTACTCCTTGAGATAGTAAAAAGGTCTCGTTTGTACTGGCTTTGTAGCCAACCATACCACTATAAGGGTACTGATTCCATGCTTGTCCATTACCAGCACTCTGCTGTGTAACACGACCGCTAAGAATAGGATCAAAATCGTAATTACCATAAGAGGCACTTAAAGGTAAAGGAATTATATTAGTCGCAGAAAGTGCCGTACTAAGAACTGACGGTGGTGTGCTTGTTGGATGAGAACCTGTACCTGATATTGTAT